TGGTGTGGCGCAATGGCAGCGCAACTGATTTGTAATCAGTGGGTTGCAGGTTCAAGTCCTGTCACTAGCTCCAAAAAATGCCGTTCATTCGTGATATTGAATCACGTGAACGGCATTTTCTTTTGTGAAAACACGGCAAAAATCGGTAAAAATTCGGAATAAACTAACAAACAAGCTAACAAAATCAGTATTTCATCTTTTGCATCTCCTGTAACAAGTATGCCGGGTCGTTGTGGGAAACGTACTTGTTTGCTGTTGTGGAAAAATTTTTGTGGCCGAGGATAGCCTGCACGGCAGTTTTTTCAAGACCGCACTCCACCATCTTGCTGCTGGCCGTGTGGCGAAGGGTGTGCGGGTGCACACCATTGATCTGACACTCCTGCATCAAGGCACGGAACTTCGTGGCCACGTTTCTCTTGTCCAGCTTTGTTCCGGCCTTGGAAGGTATCAGCCACTCGCACCCGCTGTCCATCATCCAGAAGGCGATGATCTTGTAAATGGGATCGAGGATGGGGATGATGCGGTTTTTGCCCGCTTCCGTTTTCTCACCGCCCTGCATGTAGTGCTCTTTCAGGTACACGTTCTCGCAGCGCATGGAAAGCAGCTCATCGATGCGCATTCCGGTATAGAGAAGCACCATAGCGATCTGCGCTGTCTGGCCGAAGCGCTTGTCGGTCTGGTATGCGCTGATCCGGGTGATCTCGTCCGCCGTAAGGGTGCGCTCTGCCTTTCCGGCTGCGGCAGGAAGGTGAAGGAGCTGGGCATAGTTCTTGTTTATGATGTCCTGGGCCATTGCCCACTCACATAGCTGGCTGAAAAGGGTGCGCTGCTTCTCACACGAGCTGCGGGAGAGACCGTCTGCAACCATCTGGTCTATGATCTGCTGATAGTCCTCCGCTTTCAGGTCTCGCATTTGTCGGCTGTACAGCGGAGCGGATTTTTTGAAAGCCAGCTCGTATCCATTTATCATGTCCCGGCTGAGACTTGAAAACTTCGGCTGTGCCCGCCATTTTTCATAGGCATCCGCAAAAGTACACTTCAGGCGCTCTGCCGGGGTGTTCTGGGCATTGTATGCGTCAAGCGCCTGCACGGCTTCTCCGGGCGTTCCGTATGTGCCCAGCACTTCCTTTTTCCCGGTCACGGCTACATAGGGCCTTGCCCGGACCCCTTTCAGCTTGTACACGCTGCCGCTGCCCTTTGGGCGGCGGCGCTTTTTTCTATGCACGGGAGCGGACGTTGCATCCTGCTGCTTTCCGCACCACGGGCAAAATAAAGCCTTGTCCGGGATGTTTACGTGGCATCTGACACACTTCATGCGCTACTCCTTTCTGCGCCCTATATAGCCCAAAGCGCCGTTCTCTGACGCTGCGCGCCCCGACTTGTAATTGATCTTCAAATCCTCCATCGGGGGATGCGGCTCGTCCGGGCACGGGTCAAGCCCTCTGATCTGGGCAAAGCTGTACTGATCGATGATGGTGCCGCACACGCTGACCCTGTTGTTGAGAGGGCAGTGGAGGTTTGCAGCTATTTCAGAGATAACTGCAGGCGGGCTGCTCCCGTGTCGGCCTTTGAGCACGAACAGCAGAAGCCGCCGGGAGAGCGGTGGAAGTGCCTGCACCAGCGTGTGAAGCTCCTTGTCTATGGCCGCGTCTTCCTTCTGGCTGTCTGGCACTGCGTACAGATCCGGGTGCATAACTTCCATAAACACCGTGATGGGGGACACTCCGCAGGCTGCGCACCAATCCATGATCTCGTCACTGTCTGGGCTTGTGTCTCCTTTTTCCCAGCTTTGCACCGTCCGCTCTCCCTTCTGGAGGCGAATCGCGATCTCTCTTTGACTTAGCCCGGCGGATACCCGCGCTTTTGAAAGTGCCTTCCCGATTTGAGCAGCGGTAAAATAACTCATACTTATCACCCCTAAACGCAGCGTGTTATAAAAGAAAAATGGCGCAGAAAAACTCTGCGCCATTCGACAAAAATTACACCAATTTCATTTTCCTCTGGCGCATGGTAGAATCTAGTACATAAGATGTAAATATTACCAAAAACAGGAGGAAAATGAAATGAAAAACAGTCAGACGATCAGCATGGACCCCGATATGACCATTATTGACGGAATGCCCGCCAGCGTGCTCACCGGCACGCGGCCCACTCCAAAGCCCTGGGAGGAATGATCTATGGACAAGATGCAGAGCTTTTGCACCCACATCCGCGCCGCCCTGGCGTGCTATGAGGATATGCTGCCCGAGTGTCAGACCCGAGCCCGCTTCTATGTGGTCCGCAAGGCGGAAAGTGTCCGGCGCTTGCTGGATGCCGCAAGCTGCCCCGGCGGGGAGCTTGCCGGGGAGCTGCTGCAGAAGATGCAGCGGCTGGACGACTTCAAGTGAAAATCTAACTATTTTCAGAAAAATCAAATTTATTTCGTGATATCTATTGAATATTACAACTGAAAGACGTATAATGCATTTGTGGTAGAAAATTAGCTATCTTGCTGTTGTACTTTCTTCCGAAGCAGAATGGATTCACGGTATTGCTGTGCGGGAGCAAGTTCGACGAACTCAACGGATTTATCAAAGTTTTCTTTCACAACTTTTTTGATTTCTTCAAGCGTTACATTAAAGAACTCCCGCCGCTGGTTGACAAAGTTCAGCTTCCTGTCCGCAAATGCGTTGTGCAGGGCGGCTTCCAGTTTCGGCGCATCGTCAGAAAAGATCATTGCGTGAACATCGAAATTGAACGGAACGGAAGCGTCTCCCAATTCGTCCACGCGATCTTGAGGGTCGAGCCGCCGGGTCATTCCGATTTTGTACACATTCTCTCCGAATGCTCCGATGTTCGAAATGATGTATACATATCCGGCACGCTGATTTGCCTGACGGTAATCCACGTCTGCGAACTCCTTGTCGATCTTCTGGAGCTGGCTCTCGATGATGCTCTTCTTTTCTTCGATGGCGGCTCGATCCTCTTCGGAAGCGGCATCCAGCTGGGCGTTTACCTTTGCAAGAGCATTATTATAGTGCTGCTGCTCTTTTTCGAGCTTTTTCCGAGCCTCTTCAATTTCTCTTGCAAGCTTGGCCTCTTCCCGCATCTGGGCTCTGGCTTCCCTCTGCTCTTCTTTTTCTTCCTGCTTTTTCTGGGCGTACTCAAAAGCGAGATAAAGTTCTTCCAGCTTCAGCCGGTAGTAGGAAGGGACAATGGAGACCCCCATGATCGTGCCCAGCTTTGTGATTGCCTCCTGAGAGGATGTGATGCGCTTTTCTGCGGTTTCCACGTTGTTGTATTTGACGTGCTCGATCACGTCATCACATTCAGCGTTGAACGCCCGCAGAAGCAGCTTCTGCATGTCGGCCACCATCTTTTTTCCCTTGGAAGCGTTTCCGTTGACCGTCCAGGTCTGCGAGCCGGTGACGGCAGAGCCATTGCGAACCATATCCTTCTGCAAGGCTCTGATCTCCATCATTTTAGCCTTATACTCATCCGCATGCATTAGATTGTAGTGCGGAGTATACAGGCCAAAATCCTGAAGCTGAACGGCATCGGAGACTTCGATAAGACTTCGTTTTGCCGCCTTTAGCTTATCTTCTGTATCTGAAATCGTAGCCTTTAACCCAGCAAGATAAGCGGTTCTTTTCTTGATTTCTTCCTGAATATCATTATATGAAGGAAGGTTTTTAGGGAAAGAATCCACTGTTGCAGAAAGAGCGCCGTTCTGCTTTTTGAGCTCTTCCAGTTCTTGTTCAAGCGCAGCGTTCTTTTCTGTAACGCTCTGATTCTCGGAACGAAGGGCCTCAAGTTCTTGTTTTTCTTTTATTCCAAATAATGACATTTTAACCTCACAGAGAACAAAGATTTGATGTATCGGCAAGCATGATAAGTTCGCCGTACTTTTCATGGAGAAGATGAATCTCTTTTTCTGGAATTCTGGACAAGTAAGGGTCAAAACTGGTATGCCACGCTCTTGCGGCGTTCCTTTTATCTGAAGCAGTCTCTTTCGATTCGATTTTAGCTTTTGCCAATTTATAAGACCGTTCAATAAACGCAGTCAATTCATCTTCAAAGCAGCCTCCGTTTGCAACGTCAGCAATGTTTTCTCTGCTTTCTTTAGAAATAACCGAAGAATCCTTGAAAGAAAGCCAAACGGAATCCGCTTCTAAGATTTCTTTTGCGTAATCTACGAGATCATCATACAGCCGAAAGAAATCTTCTGGCGTTAAGGCATTCTTTAATGCGGATACACTGCTTTTCCAAAGAACAGGCGCGTCTTTGAGTGTATATATGGCATCTGCTTGGGACTTATTGGTTTCTGACATGTCATAGTCCACCTCAGACCGCTTCAATAGTTTGCTGCGTTTCTTTCTGAACGACAAGACCAGAAGGCGACTGAACAGATAGGACAAAGAAAAAAATACCAGAAAGACAATGAGAGATGACCAGATGATACTGAACAGGGAATCTTCTTTATGAAATTGCACTTGTGATAGCAATAAAAGAGAAACAAACCCGCTCGCAATGGCACATCCCTTGTGTTTGAATTTCAATTCTAACACCTCGTACATCTATATTTCTAAAGGAGGAAAACAAAATGCAGGAATCACAGTTCAGCCCGGACGAAATCAAAAAGATCATCGAAAAGCTAAAGAGTGACCCTGCATTTCGTCAGAAAGTCCTCGATATTTTAAACAGCTAAATCACAGCAGCGCCCGGATCGCATTCTTCTTTGCATCCGAAGCGGCCATAATTTTTCTTATAAGCTCGGCATCCTCTGGAGATAGACCACTCAAATCTATCTCTCCGGCGGTGCGGGGCTTTTCTTTTTGCTCCGGAGCTTCGCCCATAAGCTCTTCAATAGAAATTTTCAAAAAATCAGCTACAAGTAATAGCTTGTCCTTAGGCGGATAACGCTTGCCATTAGCCCATTTTCCTACCGTTCCGTTTGCAAATTTCAAATCTTTTTCCATTTTTGTAATAGAACTATTTTGAGATTTGCACGATACACGGATAAATTCTACCAACTCCGGCAAAGAACGCATAAAAAATTCCTCCGATAGCCTAATTTTCTATTGACAACTAGAAAATTAGGCTATATAATAGAGAGCGTAAGGAGCAAACAAAACCAAAAGCCCCTGACATTATTATATCGGGCAGACGCTAGATTTTATTCAATTTGTACCTCGCAAGTACATAGTAGCATATTTTCTAGTGATTTTCAAGCCCGGAAAGGAGAATTGCTAGTGAATGTTTCAAAAATTGACCAGTTTTGCAAGCTGCACGGACTGAGCCGTACCGATCTGGAAGAGGTAGCGGGCCTGAGCAACGGCGCAATTGGCAAGTGGGAGCGCAGCGTCTACGGCCCCAGTATCAGCCAACTGATGAAGGTGGCCCGATACTTTAAGGTATCCGTGGACAAGCTGCTGGTGGAAGAAGAAGGATGGAAGACCGAATGACAGACATTATCTTATCTACCCAGAACGGCGAGCCGGTTGCATCCAGCCGCCAGATCGCTGAGAACTTCGAAAAGCGCCACGATCATGTGATTCGTGACATTGACACAATCAAAAAAGATGTCCCCAATTTTGGGGAGATGTTTTTTGAGACCGAAACGCCGGACAGCTACGGCAGACCCCAGCGCACCTACCTGATGAACCGGGACGGTTTCAGCCTGCTGGTGATGGGCTTTACCGGCAAGGCGGCGCTGGAGTGGAAGCTGAAGTACATCCAGGCGTTCAACGCAATGGAGAAGAAGCTGGCCACTCCGCAGATGCCCAAGCTCAGCAAGGAGCTGCAGGCGCTGTTCCTGCTGCACGACCGCACCCAGAGGCAGGAGCAGCGGATCACGGCGCTGGAAAACAACATGGTTGTGGACTATGACCAGCAGCTTTCCCTCAAGAATGCCGTGAACCACGTTGTTGTGGAAGCTTTGGGCGGCAAGAACGCCCCGGCCTACGGCGATTCCCATGTACGGGGCATGGTTTACTGCGAGATCAACAAGGACATCCAGATGTGGTTCCGGGTCAGCAGTAGAAACAACATTCCCCGCAAGCGCTTTGACGAGGCGGTGGAGTACATCCAGCGCTGGAAGCCCAGCACCAACACCGTGATGCTGATCCAGCAGTCCAACGGCCAGACCAGCATGTTCTAAGGAAGGAGACAGCGGCATGAGCGAAAGGATCACAATGAAAGGCGTTGCAGAGTGCTGCGAGATGTTCCGGGCAAACCTTGTTCCGATGAGCCCGAGCAAGTTCTGGAATAATGTTGCACACGGCGAGTATGACGGGTGGGTAGTCCCCCGGGAAGATACCAAACGGCGGCAGGCAACGATCTACATCGACGGTTTTATCGATTATATGCACCGGCACGGACGCAAGATCGTCCGCCCGTATGAGAACTACAAGGAGGAAATGGAAATATGAAGATCAGCCCGAACGCTCAGTTAAAAATCCAGGTGGGGAAGGATGGAAACCCCAAGATTTATGCTTGCGGTACAGAGATGGAGCAGAAAGCCCTTTGCGCCGCACTGATTGCCGGGATTTGCATGGATCAAAGAAATCCGGAAGCATTGATCAGCATAGCGACTACTGCAGCAGACCTCATGGACAGAATGGAGGAATCACCCAATGAAGATTAAATCCTGCGTCTGGTACTGGCTGGCCGCTGCCAGCAGTATCGCAAGTATGCTGTACGGCATGGGCATCGAGGGCAGTGCACAGACGGGCAGCACCATCTCCGACGGCCAGTTTGCCACGGCCCTGTGCCTGGTGCTGGCAGCGGTGATGTTCCTGCGGCTGGGCTTTGCCGCCCAGGATCGTGAGCAGAACGCCCGCCGTTATGGCCGCATTGACCGAACCCACGCCCGCACCGAGGAGCCGGAGTACCGGCAGAACCGGAGGGACGCATGAAAAAAAGCCCGCCGGTGCGCCAACACCGACAGGCTGCAAGGGTTGATGGAATTTGAAAGCCCCATCACCCCGATGATATCACAAAATCGGAGGTTTTTACAGATGGAGAATGAATTGACCGTCCGGGTGGAACGCCCGGCAATTCCGGCCATGAGCTGGAACAAGGACGAGGTTGAACGGAACCTTGACGAGATGCTGGCGGCCTACAAAGGCCGGGTCTACACCCCGGAGAGCATCAAGAGCGCCAAGGAGGACCGGGCAAAGGTCAACGGCTGGGATAAGCAGCTTGGAGCTGCTGCCACGGCAGCGAAGAAGCTCTACATGAAGCCGCTAGAAGATTTCCAGCAGAGCATCAAGGAGATGCAAGGCAAATGCAAGGAGATTTCCGGAGCGATTGACGCACAGGTCAAGGCTGTGGAGGCCGCCGAAAAGGAAGAAAAGGCTTCTACCCTGCGCCTGATCTACCGGGACAACATCGGCGAGTTGGAAGCTCTCATTCCGTTTGAACGCCTGTTGGACAACCGCTGGCTGAACAAGACGTTCGCCATTACAGAAGCAAAAAAGTCCCTGTGCCAGTCCATCGAGAACATCCGCAGCGACCTCGACTTTATCCGCGAGAACTGCGGAGAGGATGTCGAACCCTGCACCACCGAATACCTGCGCAACCTGAGCGTGAACGAGGCTGTCCGCGAGCATACCCGCCGCGAGAAGTCCCGCGCAGCACAGAGGGACGCAGAGACCGCCAGAGAAGCGGCAGAGCGGGCGCGGGCTGCTGCTCCGGTAATTGTTCCCCCGACCGCAGAAGAACGCGAGATGCGGGCGTAAGCCACCGCAGCAACGCAAGCCGCCGCATTCATCACGCCGGAGGGCCGTCTGGACATGGAGGCGATGCAGAGCTTCACCGCTGCGCAGGAGGCTTCCTCCCGCAAGCGCTATTACATCTGGGTTGAGTTCACCAAAGAAGACATTGCATGGTTCCGAAGCGCTGCCAAAGAACGCGGGTTCGATTTCGGCAGCATCAAATAATCTTCAACATTCTAGGAGGTAACAAAAATGGGTTTCACTTCACGCGCTGGCGCTGCTGCGCCGAATACCACTACCACAGTTCAGAGCCGCTCCTTCGCTGCTCAGGTCAAGCAGAGCGAAGCGATGCAGCCGGTCGCAGAATCTAAGCCGGTCGAAATCGAGAGCATGGACGGCCAGCATCTGACCGTCACCTTTGACGATGTGCGGAACTTCATCTGCAAAGATGCGACCTTCGCAGAGTGCCGCATCTTCTTGGAGACCTGCAAGCAGTACCACCTCAACCCCTTTACCAAAGAGGCATATCTTATCCACTACGACAATAAGAACGGCGACAGCGCGTCCACCATCGTGCTGGGCAAGACCTGCTATATGAAGATGGCCGAGCGTCACCCGCAGTATGACGGATTTGAAGCTGGTGTTATCGTGCTCGTGCCGGAAGTTGGCGAGATTATTCACCGCGAAGGATCCATCGTCTACGAGGACGAGAAGCTGGTCGGCGGCTGGGCTAAAGCCTACCGTAAGGACCGCAGCCGCCCCTTCTACGAAGAAGTGAAGCTGAGCGAATACGACACCAAGAAATCCCTGTGGGTAACGAAGCCTGCAACGATGATTCGTAAGGTGGCCCTCGTCCACGCGCTGCGCGAATCCTTCCCGGCCACGTTTGGCAGCCTCTACGATGAGAGCGAGGTTCCGGTAGATGCAGAAGCATCCTGCCGCGAGGTCGAGAACGAGCAGCCCGAAATCGGCGCTATGCAGCCCCGCAAACTGAAGCCGAAAAAAGAACAGCCCGAACCGTTGGCAGTCGAAACCACCGACACCAACGATGATCCGTTTGGCGGTGATGGCGAATGATTATCAAGACGAGCACTGGTGCAATGGTGGCCGGAGCGCTGGCCCGCGACCCGGAAATCAAGGAAACGCGGACTGGAAACCAGTTCTTGAGCATGAGTGTCAAGACGCACAGCGTCAAGGATGATTCCGGCAAGTGGAACAGCGTTTTCGTGGAGTGCTGCATCTGGCGCGATTTGGACCGCTGGGACGGACTGCTGCACAAGGGAGATTTTGTCGTGGCGTTTGGTCGGGAGCTGAAAAGCCACGAATCCAACGGAAAGACCTATTGGAATCTCGATGCCGAGGGCGTTGTGGTCGGAGGCCTTGTCAATGCCAGCTGGGTGCAGATGGCAATCGACATGATGCAGCCGACCGAACAGGCCGGAACCGATGACTTTGCGCCGGTGGAGGACGAAACGCCCTTTGACCCCGGCGCAGAACCGGCGCAAACGGCTTTTCCGGATGAAACGGTAAAACAACCCACCCCGGCGGCAGCGCCCGATTACAACGGCGATGACCGCCCGATTTCGGACACGGACGACTTGCCGTTCTGATTCACTGTTGAGAGAAAGGAGGTGAGCAGATGGCAATTTTTCGTTGCGTTTCGCCGAACTTTTGGTTAGACCCGAAGGTGGACGATGACTTCACCCCGGAAGATAAATACTTTTATCTCTACCTTCTCACTAATCCGCACACCACTTTGAGCGGATGCTATGAGCTTGGCAAGCGGCAAGCGAGCAGAGAGCTTGGATACAACGAAGAGACCGTAGACCGACTTATCCACCGAATGGAAACTGTTCACAACGTTATCCGCTATGACAAGGCAACGAAAGAGATATTGCTTCTTAACTGGCACAAATACAACTGGTCGAAATCACCCAAATGCCTGAAGGGCGTTGAGTATTCGCTGCAAAACATCAAGAGTGATGCGTTCAGAAAATACTGCGCAGATACCCTATCTATACAGTATCGGTACAGTATAGATACAACTGTATCTGTAACTGCTACTGTAACTGAACCTATTACTGAAACTGTTATCTATCCTAATAGAGATAGCTTAAATAACAGCAAAGAGAAAGCCCCGGCAGCTGATGCAGACCTCGACCAGATTATTCAGCGGTACGAGGAAGTTGCAGGCAGCTTTCCGCGTTCAGCGCTGGAAAAGCTGCAAAGCTGGCGGCAGGCTTTCGGCACAGACTTGATCTTGCTGGCAATTGACCGGGCAGCGGAAGCAAATAAACGGTCGTGGGCCTACATAAACGGAATCTTAGCCAGTTGGCAACGCGAAGGTGTTCAGACGGTTGGCGATGTAGCTGCAAGCGATGAGCAGTACCAGAGCCGCCAACAGCAGGCACGGCCCGGCAGCGCTACCGGTGGAAGAAAGCCCACCGAGAGCGTGGACGATCAGCTGACCAGAGTGCTGGCAAACATGGACAGAAAAAGAGGGTTTGAGCAATGACGAAAGAAGAAACGGCCCAGCTGATACGGATGAACTTCACGCTGTACAAGCTGGGCAGCAAACCCCTCACGGATGAGGAAATGGAAACCACCCTTGACGTGTGGACGTATCAGTTCCGGGATTATCCCGGCGAAGTGGTGAAGCGGGCGTTTCTCGCAGCGAATCGCGTCTGCGTCTATCCAATCACGGTGGCAGATATCTACAAGCAGCTTTCCCAGTGTATCAACCCGGATGCAGAGTGGGAGGCGCTGGCGGATGCAGCCCGCAAGGCACAGAAATACATGAGCTGGAAAAACTTCCCGATGGTGACCGGCATTGACGAGAAGGGCGGGCTTATCCGTAGCGATGGCACGGAAGAGCTGCAAGTGTTGTACGACAGCCTCCCCCCGGCGGCCAAAACTTACGCCGGGAGCGTGGGCGGCCTGAAGGAGCTGGCCATGACCCCGGACCTGACGTACCGGCGAGTGGAGTTCCTCAAACAGTCGCGGGAGGACATTACGACAACGCCGAGGGAGGCCGCCCGGCTGCGCGGCACGTCTGACCCAGCTAGATTGGAGGCAGTCAATGGGTAAGTTCAGGGTTTTAGTGGAGTGCCGAAACGAGGGCGGCACAGATCTCCACTGCTGGATCGTGGAAGCGAAGAACCCCGGAGAGGCGGAACATATCGCCGTCTCCAGGGCTTGGGCCTTCTACCCCGAGTTTGATGAGTTTGAACCTGTGAGGACGGAGGTATGCAAAAAATGATGATAACTCCGTGTAAAGACTGCCCCGCACGGCACCCGGTATGCCACGACAGCTGCCTTAAATACGCCGAGTTCAAGCGCCAGCGCGGCGCAGAAGCCGCTTACACCCGAGAGATGCTGGACACAGGCAAGGTCTACCACTACGACCACGAGGACCGCCACCGGGAGCGGGGCCGCAAGAAGTACATGGGAGCGAACGGAGGAGCGGACAGATGAAAGTGCTTATCGCCTGTGAGGAATCACAGGAAGTATGCAAAGCGTTCCGGGCTCGTGGGCATGAAGCCTACTCGTGCGACCTGATCGAGCCGTCCGGCGGGCATCCTGAATGGCACATCCTTGGCGATGCTCTGTTGCCCCTGAGGGGGGGGGCAAATTGAGACGATGGATGATAAAGGGCATTACATTGATGCTTGGGACTTGCTCATTGCGCACCCGCCCTGCACATACCTGAGCAATGCCGGCGCACGGCATCTCTGGAAAGGGCACCAGCTTCAAGCTGACCGCGTGATGCTGGGCATTCAGGGCCGTGACCTGTTTATGCGGTTCTGGTGGGCAGATGTGCCGAGAATCTGCGTGGAAAATCCCGTGCCGAGTAAGGTTTTCTGTCTGCCACCGTATACGCAAGCTGTGCAACCGTATGAGTATGGACACCCATACAGCAAGAAAACTTGCCTTTGGCTGAAGGCTCTGCCGCCACTGTTCCCGACCGATATTGTGGAGCCTGTGGCCACATGGTGCCCGTCAGGCTCCTATTCGCACAAGCACGGTGAGTATCACAAGGGAATGTTTACCACTGATCGTGCAAGGAACCGAGCAAAGACTTTTTCGGGCGTTGCAAAGGCTATGTCCGAACAATGGGGGTGATACCGGATGAGAACCCAGAAACCGCCCATCGGCACGCCCATGTGGCATGTGCTGGAACATCTGTACTACGAAAAGACCCACGCGGGGCCGCTGATGGAATACGTGATCCGCGAAGCCCGGGTGACCGACTATTTTCAGGGAGGCTACACCGAGATCAGGCTGACGGGAAAGAATGCGGGCGGGTACCTGACACCGTTTTCCTACCCACTGAGCGACATCGGGCGCAGGCTGTTTTATACCCCGGAGGAAGCCGCCCGGCTTGCAAAGCACATGACCGAGAACGAGGAGAAAATGCTCTGGTGCCGTAAACCGTTGCGCAGGCCGTGGGCGGAGTACATCATGCCGGTGTCAGAACAGACAAGCTTATTTCAGGAGGTGAGCAGATGAGCAAGAAGTACAAGCCCGGCGCATATATCGTTTCGCTCGACCACCTGATGGAGCAGGAACTTGTTTATTACGGCGGGAAACTGCTCCACAAGGGATGGTTTGGTAACTGGCAGCTGTGGTATGCGAAAACTGAGCTTGCCAGACTGCGCGTTCGGGAAGCTGTCAAAACGGAGGAAGAACATGAAACCAAAAACCAAATCTGAACTGATGGCCGAGTGGGCCAACCAGCCCGGGCAGCTCAAGAAAGAGCGGGAGGTCAAGGCTGTCCGCAAGGCGATGGACGATGCCCGCGCCGTGATGCAGGACGGTCTGACCCGGTACGTCAAGAAAAAGACCAAAGCCCGCAGCATGGCAAAGGCTGAAGCTGCCCCCTTTGCTGAGCTGGAAGGCTGGGAAAGCATGGAACAGATCCAGGATGCCTACGGCTACGGCGAGATCACAGCTGACAAGCGAGAAAAACTTACCGACCTGTGGGAAGCCCGGGAAACTGCAAGGAACAGCCGCAAGGGCTCGGACAAGTACACAGACCTTGTGACGGAAATGCTGGAAACAGCCATCCGCAGGGTGGGCAGCGAGTACGCTGACATGCTGTTTGAGTATGACCAGCAGCGCCGGGAAGCTGAAAAGCAGTGCGAGCAGCTGGCAATGGAAGGGATGATAAAAAAATGAAAGCTATCTTGATGAGCATCCGGACGGAATGGTGCGACCTCATCATTCGGCGCAAAAAGACTGTCGAACTGCGGAAAACCTGCCCCCGTCTCCAGACACCATTCAAGGTCTATATTTGGTGCACTAAAGCGAGAACGTTTTGGGCCCGAGTTCACGGGAACGGCTGGCAGCAGCTGGACGAGCGCGTTATCGGAGAGTTCATTTGCGATGACATCCGACGCATTGGCCCTGAATACTGTGTCGTCAAAGAAGATATCGAATCTGCAATTTCTGGAAGCTGTCTCACAGTACCGCAAGTCAAAGACTATGCCGGATGGAAGTCCGGGATGAGTTATGCGGATTTGAAAGACTTGTATGGCTGGAACATTTCCGACCTGAAAATTTATGATGAGCCTGTCAAGCTTAAAAATTTCCAAGCAAAGAGGCTGGACAGGCGCGGCGGCGGACTTAAAGACGTATGCGATCCACCGCAGAGCTGGTTTTATGTGGAGGACGGCAGATGAAATTAACCCTTTACGGCGACCCCCGCACAAAGAAAAACTCCGCCCGCATCCTCAAGGCCCACGCAAACCGCCGCATTGTGGCCCCCAGCGAGGCATTCATGCAGTATCAGGAAAAGTGCATGTGGCAGATCAAGCGGCCTTACAACCCCATCACAGCCCGCGTGAACGTGCGGTGTGTGTACTACATGGCCACCCGGCGCAAGGTTGACCTTGCAAATCTCATAGAGGCGACTTGCGACATTCTGGTGAAGGCCAAGGTTCTGGCGGACGATAACAGCCAAATCGTTGCCGCCCACGATGGCAGCCGGGTGGATTACGACAAGAAAAACCCCAGAGCAGAGATCTGGATCGAAGAAATGGATGGATGATATGGACTTTCCAAACAAAAAGTACTCCGTCATATATGCAGACCCGCCATGGAGCTACCGCCAGCACGGAACCGGACCAAAAAGCCGAGGAAACGCAGAACAGCACTATCGCACAATGGATGTTGATAGCATCTGCGCGTTGCCGGTTCGTCAGCTTGCAGGGGGGGGGGCTGCGCCCTGTTCATGTGGGCCACGTTTCCAACCGTCCCGGATGCACTTCGGGTAATGGAAGCATGGGGATTTGCTTATAAAACCGCCGCCTTCGTTTGGATCAAGAAATATAAATCGGGCGGAAATTTTTACGGCATGGGAGCATACACTCGCGCAAATGCTGAGGTGTGCTTGCTGGGAGTAACGCCGGGATTCAAGGCTAAAGAAATGGTCAAAAGCCATTCGGTGCATCAGGTGATCGAATCGCCGATACAGGCACACAGCGTAAAGCCGGACGAAACAAGACACAGAATCGTTGAATTGCTGGGAGATGTCCCTAGAATAGAACTTTTTGCCCGTCAACGTGTTCCTGGTTGGGATGCGTGGGGCGACGAAATCGAAGAAATGGAGGAATGAATCATGCCGAACTGGTGTGAAGGCAAACTTAAAGTCCGTGGCAAGAAAGAAAACATTATGAAGTGGTTTTCCGAATGTGTCGCAGTAATGGAACCAGACGTTGAAAAAGGAAAACCTCTTTACGAAGCTCTTATTTTTAAGAAAGACGTAAACGGCGTATCCATTGCCTATGATGCAGAGCTTGACGAACTTCATATTGTCGTAAAGCGAGATGCCTATATCGCAGGAACCAGACGAAATTTTGTCGAGAAGTATGAAAATGATTTCTCTTTTGGAGCAAAAGATGGGAAAGACATTATCGTCTTACCCGTAAAAGCCGCCTGGGCACTGGAATCTGAACCGTATGAAGAATTGTCAAAAAAGTATGGTCTCGATTTCAGGTTTTACGGGTATGAGTGCGGTATGGAGTTTAACCAGGAAATCGAAGTTGTCGACGGAGAAACAACAATTGACCGAGAAATTCAATATGATGACTATTATTGGGAATGCCCTGACCCGATGCTGGGAGGTTGATAACATGATCCAAACCTGGACACCTGACACCAACGAGCCGGAACTGCCGGACTACCGCACCGTCAAGGCGTGGTTCCAGCAGTGCAGAGATCTGGCGGAGCAGGTCGAGGCCCAGAAGCAGAAGATCCAGCGCATCCGGGACACTGCTGAAAAGTGCACCCAGAGCATGAGCGGGATGCCGATGGGCGGTGGAGCCGGTGACAAGGTGGGATTTGCCGTGGAGAGAATCGACACAGAAGAACGGAACCTCAAGCAGATGGAGCTTGATCTCTGTGAACTGCGCATCGAAGCTGCCCGGCGGGCCTACTGCCTGAGTGGGTCTGCACGTGCTCGTAAACAAGCTGACTGCATCTATGATTATTACGTCCAGAACCTGTGCCAACGCAAAATCGCGGAGAGCGTTAGTTTTAAAAACGTCAATGCCGTTTCCGTCTATATCCGGGAGGGGATGGAGGCACTTGCTGAAATTTGGGAAAATATCCAAACTGACCAATAAAACGCACATTATTTTGACACTTGTTTTGTGCCGTTTGAATCGACATTTGTGCTAACTTCCTGTATCATGGCATAAGTGGAACCGCGCAAAGCGGTGCGCCGCTTCTCAGCAGCTTCCAAAGCGCGGCCCCGTACGGATTCTCCTTTCGTTCATGCCGCTTAACGCTTTTTCGCTTTGACACCGTGCTTTGCGGGCTGCTTCTATGCGAGAAATGGTGTCCAGACCGACCATGGAGGTTTAGGCGCAGTTCAAGTCTGCAATCTCGCACCGAACGCCGTAAAGTCTGTAACGCGGCAAGTCTGACGCATGGAGTGATTCACCACCGGTGTGCGGGTGGGTGTGGAATTCCTGAAATCTTGCCCACGCCCTGAAACCTCCGCCCGTGAACAGCAGCACCGGAAATCCGAGCGGGCCAGCATGCCCCGCAGGATGTGCGTCAACTCAAGCAGCCCCGGCGGCGAACCGTGGGCTGTTTTTATTTGCTATATGGCCGCCTGAGCGCAATGTGGAGCGCGGTGCGTGTGTGTAGGCACGGCTGGTTCGATTCCAAGGGCGGCTTTTTATACTCCGGCAGCTCAAGTGGTAGAGCAGCGGTCTCCAAAACCGCAGGTTGCAGGTTCGAGCCCTGCCTGGAGTGCCAGACTTTGCATGACCGGGGGACGGCATGCAGAGAGTAGCGGGGCATCTGGCCGCAAAAGTTCCAGATGCAGCGGCAACGTCTTACTGTCCGGTAAAAGCAGATAACGGCGTTGCTGCTTATATGCCGTCATAGCTCAACTGGAAGAGCGCCGCCCATTTAAGGCGGGACAACGCTGGTGACACCACATGGCTTTTACAACCCGATACATCCGAGGCACTTAACTATGCCCCGGCGGGGGCCTGTGGGTGCCGGTTCAAATCCGGCTGACGGCTACCGTGATTTTTAGCTTGAAATAGCTTGAGATTTAGCTTGAGCAATTTCGGGCTTTTTATTTTGCACGGAAGGAGAATAACATGATTCAGAAAGAGCTGCTGAAATTACCGGTCGAAGATCTTGTTCCGTATGAGAACAACCCGCGCGTGATCTCCCCGGAAGCTGTGAACGCCTGCGCGGAAAGTATGCGGCAGTGTACCGCGCTTGACCCCATTGAGGTGGACGAGAACAACGTCATCCTCAGCGGACACACTCGCCGTCTTGCTCTGATGCAGCTCCATGTGGACATGGCCGACGTGGTGCGCTACACCGGTCTGACGGAAGAGCAGAAACAGAAATACCGTATCCTCGCAAACAAGACCGGTGAAATGTCTGGGTGGGATTTCGGAAAACTCGAACAGGAACTGGCAGAAGTGGACTTTGGTGACTTTGACTTTGATTTCGACCTTCCTGCAGATGCAAGCAAAGAGACGCAGGCCGACGAGGACGAGGCTCCCGAAGTTGATGAATCCAAACCTCCCAAGGCAAAGCTGGGGGATATCTGGAAATGCGGCAGGCATCGCGTTATGTGCGGGGACAGTACTAATGCAGAAAGCGTCAAAACCCTTATAGGGGGGCGCAGGCTGATATGTTGCTTACGGATCCGCCTTACGGAGTGAGCTATGTCGGTAAAACAAGTGAAAATCTGCGAATTCAAAACGATTCGTTGGCCGAAGATGAATTCTTGGAGTTTCTGTCAAAAGCATTCGCTGCAGCTGATGCCGTGATGAGACCTGGTGCGGTGTTTTACATTTGGCACGCAGACAGCAAAGGACTTATTTTCCGACAGGCGTGCAAGCAGACAGGATGGGAGATTCGGGAGACGCTCATTTGGGTGAAGAACAGCATGGTGCTTGGACGGCAGGATTACCAGTGGAAGCATGAGCCTTGCCTGTATGGATGGAAAGATGGCGCAGGACATCTATGGACAAGCGACAGAAAACAGACAACGGTTCTTGATTTTGACAGACCGGTTAAGAGCGAATTGCACCCAACCATGAAACCGGTTGCACTTTTTGATTATCAAATCAAGAACAACACAGAAAACGGGAATATTGTCCTTGACCTGTTTGGAGGAAGCGGGACAACGTTGATCGCCTGCGAACAGAACGGAAGAACAGCTTATTTGATGGAGTATGATCCGAAGTACGTCGATGTCATTGTAAAGCGATGGGAAGACCTGACTGGAGAAAAGGCTGTTCTCGAAAAAGAGGTGAGCTAAGATTGGCCGCAAAGGTAAGTATGAGCAGTGGCTAGAGCCTGAAGGGCTGACGCTGCTTCGTGGCTGGGCAAGAGACGGCCTGACGCAGGAGCAGATAGCCCAGAATATGGGAATCCACCGTGATACCTTGAACGAGTGGAAAAGCCGATTTTCCGACATTTCCGACTCTTTAAAAATAGGGCGGGAAAATGCAGACTACATCGTAGAAAACGAGCTGTTTGAGAGCTGCAAAACGCGCACAGTGACTGTAAAAAAACCTATCAAGTTAAAAAAGGTCATGGTTGACGGAAAAAAGCGGCTTGAGGAAGAACGCGTAGAGTATGTGGAAGAGCAAGTAGTTGTTCCGGCAAACGTAACTGCGCAAATTTTCTATCTGAAAAAACGTCGGCCTGAAAAGTGGGCTGTCGTCGATGGCGGCAATAAAGGTGAATTCGGCCAGACCATTGAGGACGACCCCATCACCAAGAGCTTGAAGGAGGAGTTTAAGAAATGAGCTTCTCCCCAAAGCAAAAACAGATCCTGACCTTCCCGTATGAAAGAGACTACGATGCCCTGATCTGTGACGGTGCGGTACGTTCCGGCAAGACCTCCATCATGTCCCTGTCCTTTGTGCTCTGGATGATGGCAGAATTCAACCATTGCTCCTTTGCATTTTGCGGCAAGAGCGTGGGTGCGGTGGAACGAAACATTGTTCAGCCACTTCTGTCTGTCCGGTACTTGCAGCAGCAGTTCCAGATCACCTACAACCGCAGCGGCCACGTTCTCACGGTGCAGCGCGGCAGAAGGGTGAACATGGTGTATCTGTTCGGCGGCAAGGACGAAAGTTCTTACATGCTCATTCAGGGCATCACGCTGGCCGGGGTGCTTCTGGACGAGGTAGCGCTCATGCCCCGCAGCTTTGTGGAGCAGGCGCTGGCCCGATGCTCTGTCACCGGTGCCAAGTTCTGGTTCAACTGCAACCCGGAAAACCCAGAGCATTGGTTTCGCAAGGAGTGGATCTTACAGGCCAAAAAACATCGGGCGCTGCATCTGCACTTCTTGATGGACGATAACCCGTCACTGGACGAGCGCACACGGGAACGCTACCGCAGCATGTACAGCGGCGTGTTCTATGAACGCTACATTCTGGGCCGCTGGGTGATGGCCGAGGGCCTGATCTACGATATGATGGACACCACCGCCAACACCTACCGCCCGCAGGACGCACCGGTGGGATTCAAGAGCCTTTCCACCCGTACCATTACATGCGACTACGGCACCACCAACCCGACCGTCTACCTCGATGTATACGATGACGGCGAGAAAGTCCGGGTGCATCGGGAATACCGGTGGGACAGCCGCCAGGAGCACAGGCAGAAAACAGATGAAGAATATGCCGATGACTTCATGGAGTTTATGGGGAAAGACCCCTGTGCCGCCATCGTTGACCCGGCGGCAGCGTCCTTTATCACAGCTCTGCGCCAGCGTGGCGTTTATGTGATAGAAGGAAACAACGACGTACTGAACGGCATCCGCAAGTGCAGCACGCTCCTTTCCCACCGCGATCTGCTGATCTCCACCGACTGCGAGGGGCTGCTGGATGAACTTGGCACATACCGGTGGGATGATAAAGCCGCCCTCATGGGCGTGGAAAAGCCCATCAAACAGCAGGACCACGGTCCGGATGCCCTGCGCTACTATATCAACTCACTGCCTGATTGGAGGTTCGAACGTGTCCAGACGTAACAAAAACCGCCCCGCCGGGGGCACAGAGAAACCGATAACGGCCACGCTGGACGCATTTTCCAACCCGCTGTTCTCGCTGGGGTACGGCTCACAAAGCCCGCTGGAAGCAACGGAATACCCGCTGACCCGGATGACGGACAATTACGCCCTGCTGAACAGCTTGTACCGCAGCAACTGGGTGGTGCAGAACGTTGTGGGCTTGCTCGTGGACGATATGCTGCGAGAGTGGTACGACCTCAAGAGCACCACACCGGAGCAGGGAAAGGCAATCCAGACCGTGGAGCGTTCCACCCGGCTCCGGGACCGTGTGAGCACTGGCCTGAAATGGGGCCGCCTGTATGGCGGTGCCGCCGGGCTCATCCTTATTGACGGGCAGGAGGACCTTTCCCGCCCGCTGGATGCCGAGGCTATTCTTCCCGGCAGCTTCCGGGGGTTGTACATCCTCGACCGCTGGCAGGGAATCAGCCCGGACGCAGGCCTGACCTTTGAGGGCGGGGAGCTTGTCCCGGAGTATTACAGCATCAACGATGCCGCCGGGCACACTGCCGCCCGTGTCCATCACTCCCGCCTTGTGCGGTTCGTGGGCCGGGAGCTTCCCGATCTGGAACGGCAGGCGGAGCTTTACTGGGGCGAGTCCGAAGTGGAAGCGCTCTATAATGAAGTGGTGGCTCACGACAACGTCAGCGCCAACATGGCTGCTTTGACCTTCCAGGCGAACGTCAACACGATGGAGGTAAAGGGGCTGGAGCAGCTGCTCTCCATGTCCAGCCCGGACGTGCAGCGGCGTTTCTGGAACACCATGCAGGCCCAGAAGGTCCTGCGCTCCAGTTTCGGGATGCAGCTGGTGGAGCAAGGAAACAAGATCAGTAACACCCAGTACACATTTACAGGCTTGTCAGACGTGTACGAGAGCATGTGCCTGAACTTGTGCGGTGCGTCCCACTACCCCATGACAAAGCTGTTTGGCCGCTCCCCGGCGGGCATGAACGCCACCGGCGAAAGCGACCTGAAGAACTACTATGACTACGTGGACACCCTGCGGGAAAGCAAACTGCGGCCCATTCTGGACAAGCTGCTTCCTGTAGTGGCCCGCAGCGCAGGCATTGAGCAGCTCGACCTTGATGTAACGTTCCCGCCGCTGTGGACACCCACGGCCAGCGAGACGGCGACGATCGCCAAGGAAAAGACCGATGTCATCATTGCGGCGTTTCAGGCAGGGCTTCTGGATGCAGATGTGGCAATGCGCGAGCTCAAGAAACTAGAGGACGAGACCGGCCTGTTCGGCTCCCTGACCGACGAACTGATTGCCGCAAAGCAGGGCCAAACCTATCAGGACGTGACCGCCCTGCGCGACCCGCTGGCGGGGCTGGTGGATGAAAAGACGCAGGAAGACACCGAGGAGGGCGAATAATACATGCCTACCCTTGCACGTGCATCCCCTGAGCGGGAGCTGCAACGCCTGATCCGGCTTTATATCAAGGCTGAGACCGATATCATCAACGAGATTGGCCGCCTGCGCAGCCGGGGGCTTGTGGACTATCACGCCGTGGCCGCGCTGGAACGGGTGCAGGAGATTCTCCGAAAGCTGGAAACGGATGAATGGGAGTATGTGCCCCGCATGGTCGAGGCGCAGTTTTACGTCCATCACCCGGAGGCCCGGGCGATTCCCGGCGAGACCGCGGAAAAGCACCTGCGCGGCTACACCAACGCCCAAAGCCTTACCAGCACCCAGACGGATATCGTGCAGAAGCTCACGATGAACCTCATGGGCCAGCTGGTGGACGGGAACTTGACGGTGCTTTCCACTCTGCAAAGCGCCCTTCTGGGCCGGACTGAGCCGGACGTTTACAGGCGTATCGGTCTGGAGCAGGTGGCGGCACAGCAGGCTGTGGGAAGGGGTGTGAACCAGAGCGTTCCCGCCTTTGTGGATGCTCTGCGCCGGGAGGGCGTGACGGCGTTCACAGACAAGGCGGGACGGAATTGGAGCCTGCACACCTATGCAACGATGGTCTCCCGAACCACGTCCCGCCAGGCTGAAATCCTGTCTGTGGTGACGCAGGACGAGGGGCAGGATTTGTATCAGATCAGCTCCCACGGCACAACCTGTGCCCTCTGCGCTCCGTATGAGGGCCGGGTATACAGCAAGAGCGGTAAAGACCCGCACTTCCCTCCGCTTTCGGATGCGTTCGGCAAAGTAGACCCCGCCGGGCCGGATGACCTGACCAACAGCTGGTTGAACATTCACCCGAACTGCCTGCACGCCCTTCGTCCATGGACACCCGCCGGGCGGACGGAGAAAGAGCTGGAACGGATCAGGCGCTTTTCTGACCCCACAACAAATCCCTACAGCCGGGACCCGCGTACCAAGGCACAGATCGAGGCCTACCGCAAAAAGGAGCAGGGACGCTCCAAGTGGCTGCGGGATTACCGCCAGTGGGAAAACTACCGCACGGCTTTGGGAGACAAGGTGCCCAAGACCTTTGAAACCTTCCAGCGGCACAAGCTGGCAGATGACGAAAAATATCACAAATGGATGAACGCATACAGAAGCGGAGGTGATGCCGATTGATTGCATACTATGGAAGCAAACTGAGCCCTCACATGACGGAAACGCCGGAGGGCTTTTTAATTTGCCACGATGTCAAAATCGCCCGTACCGGCACGCAGAACTATCTGGCCCGGGAGATCGGGCTGGACGGGATGCCGGAGCGTGTTCTTCAGGTGACACGAAGCGCCGAAGATGTGTTTGACCCGGCGGCAATTGCCAGTTTTGAGGGCAAAGATGTCACCAACACCCACCCCTCGGAGATGATCGTGCAGGAAAATCAGGCCGCCTACTCGAAAGGCCACGCAGAGAATGTTCGCCGAGTAGGTGATTATTTGGTGGCAGACCTGTACCTGAAGGACCCCACACTGATCTCCGAGGTCAAGAACGGGGCCATGCGGGATGTGTCCTGCGGCTATTACTGCCAGTACGAGGCAGACGGTGCAGGATATCGGCAGACCCATATCAGAGGAAATCACATCGCCATCGTGCCCCGTGGGCGCGCTGGCCGTGATGTCGCAATAAAAGATAGCGCCGCCGAACTTCCGGCGGAGAAAGGCAAGGTAAAACACATGAGCAAGAGCAAGAGTTTGCTGTCTCTGTTCGGTCTGGCGGCAAAGAACGCGGCCCCCGAAGAGCTTGACAGCATGGTGGAGACCGCTGCCGCAGCGCTGGATGCAGCACCCGCCGTTCCGGCGCAGGATGCAGCACCCGCCGTTCCGGCGCAGGATGCAGGCCCCGCTGAAAACGCAGCGCCCGCTGACACCCAGAACACCGCAGTTCTGGACGCGCTGACCAACCTTTCCGGCAAGCTGGATCAGCTGATCGCTGCCAATACCAAAAAGGCAGAGGACAAAGAACCGGAAAACCTGGACAAGGTGATCGCTGAAATGTCCGGCGAAAAGTCTGACAAGAAGGAAGAGGGCGAGGACGAAAGCGGCTCCACCACTGTTCCTTCCGAGGACGAGTGCGCAAAGCCTGCCGCCAATGACAGCGGCCTGGCCCTGCTGAAAGCCATGCGCCCAATCATCAACAGCGTCCAGGACAAGGCCACCCGTGATGCCCTGTCCAAGACCCTGATCGAGCAGGTCAAGGGCACCAGCTCCGTGGATGCCATCGCAAAGGCTGCGCAGGACAGCGCCGCCGCTGCCGCCAGCGTATCCGGTAAGAGCCAGTATGAGCAGGTGTGCCAGGCTTCCCAGCTCGCTTACAACGAACGCAATCCCCACATGAAGAAGGAGGGTTAAACCATGTCCCTGAACACTCAGATTATCGGCAAGACAATGCCCCACGGCTTTGCTGGCACTTATGCCCGTCAGCCGGATATGATCGTCAACACCCGCCCCGTTGGCGGCACCGAAAGCATTCCTTTTGGCACTGCCCTGAAGTATGACAACGGCAAGGTCATCGTGATGGGCGGCACCGGCACTACTGCCGAACAGTTCGCAGGCATTGCGGGCAGCGAAATCAAGAGCGCCCTGGTCTATCCTGACCAGAACGGCGGCAAATACGCCCCCGGCGAGGCCTGCAGCGTGTTCCAGCGCGGCAGCATCAACGTGCTGTGCCAGCGCGGGACCCCGGCTCTGGGCGGTGACGTTTACGTCCGCATTGCCGAGACCGCTGACTATGCCACCGCACTGGTCGGCGGCTTTGAGGCGGAAGCGGACGACAAGACCGCCGGAAACTCCGTCAAACTCACCAACTGCCAGTGGGGCGGCGCGGCTGATGCCAACGGCGTGGCCGAACTGGTCATCCTCACCCGTGCAAACGCCTGATAGGAGGGCTTAGACTATGGCAAACTTCCAGAACGTCGGCACCACCAATGCCGGTACTTTCACCGTAAACAACGCCGGTGCTGCGCTGCCCGGCGGTACTCCCACCATGGACGCGGCTGCTATCCAGAGCGGCAATGCGTTCCTTACCAGCGAGCTTGAAAAGCGTGACCCGCTGATCCGCAAGCCCCTCACCAGCGTCACCTATCCCCGTGATATCCCCATCGAGGTAGGCGGCGGCTGGGTGGATTACGTCTCTGCCATGTCCGTGGCCTACGGTATGGCAGGCGGCTCCGGTGCTTCTGCCGTCAACGGCGGCGGTTCCAACGGCATCCCTGTGGTGCAGGCCAGCGTGAGCAAGGGTGCATTCAAAGCCCATGTCTTTGCCGCTGCTCTGCGTGTGATGTTCGTAGATATGCAGCGCGCAAACTTCATTGGCCGCAGCCTTGACCAGATGCTGCAGGACGGCATCCGTCTGGCTTATGACAAGCACATGGATCAGAACACCTACGTTGGTTTTGACGAGTACGCTACCACCGGCCTGGTCAACAATCCCGATGTCACCAAGACCACTGCCGCAACTTCCGGCACCGGTTCCTCTGCCAAGTGGGCGGACAAGACCCCCAAGCAGATTTTGACGGACATCAACAATGCCATCACTGCCGTGTGGGCTGCCAACGAGTACGACGAGGCCGGTATTCCCAACCACATCCTGATCCCCTACGAGCAGTACAGCTACATCACCACCACCATGGTCAGCGACCTGGGCACTGAGACCATCTACGACTTCCTGAAGAAGCACAACGTGGCCGCAAACCACGGCGTGGATCTGGAGATCGTTCCCACCCGCTGGGTCAAGGGCGCTGGTACTTCCGGCGGCGACCGCATGGTGGTGTACGTCAACAACCGCCGCTTTGTCAAGGCGGACGAGCTGGTGCCCCTGTCCCGCGTGATGAGCGCCCCCAACGTCACCAATGTCTGCTACGACACCGCCTATATGGCAAACGCATCCGAGGTGCAGCTCATGTATCAGACCTCCATGCTGTACGTGGACGGCATCTGATCAGGAGGTGGCAGAAATGGCTTTCGTGCTTTCCAAAGCAAACATCATCCTGCCCAGCGCAGACGGCTCTCAGACCTTCCCGCTCCACCGGGAGCAGCTGGTCGAAGTGCCGGACTGGGCGGCAGAGACAGCCTATTTCAAGGCGCTGGCGGCCGATGGTGACATCGTGCCCACGAACCGCAGTGACAAGGCCATACAGGATGCTGCAGACAAGCCCGTCCGCAAGAAAAAGACTGTGTACTGGGACAAGCCTGCCGAACCGCAGAAAGACTGAGAGGCTGCCCATGTGCTGGACGATGAAACCGCAGTTCCAGGGCATTCTTGCACAGGCCGCAAATCTGGGGCAGAGCGTGGGCAATTACACCCCGGAGCAGTTCAAGGCGGAATACCCGCAGTTCTGTGACGCGGACGGCAATTGCCACCTGCCGGATGCGATGCTGGAAGAGATCGTGAAAATGGCAAACGTCAGCATTCAGCCTGATAAATGGCTGGACAGCTGGCATTACGCCGTGGGTCTTTATGTGGCCCACTACGTCACTTTGCAGCTGCGCACCTATGCAGAGAGCACCTCCACCCCGGCGCAGGCGGCAGCGTCCGGCGCTCTGGTGGGTGTGGTGAAGTCTGCCACGTTGGGCGACAGCTCCGTGACCTACGACACCAGCGCCCTGACCGCAGGAACAGAGAACTGGGGCGATCTGAACGCCACAACCTACGGTCAGATGCTGGCAAACCGTGCCCGCTTTATCGGTGCGGCCGGAACTTTTGTGATGTGAGGTGCACCCATGAACTGGAGTGACTGGTATACCGACCTGATGGAGATCAGGCGCTCGGAAACCGTGAAGGACGGAAATCTGACCCGCAAGGAACGGAAGGTCGTCCGCTCCGGTGTTCCGTGCCGGGTGTACCGCAGCCAGGACAAGGCCCCGACGATGACCCAGACAGCAGCCAATATCCAGAAAACGGACAAGCTGGCCTGCGATATCAATGTGGATATCAAGCCCGGTGATGAGCTAGTGATCCACAGAGGGGCGCGGCTGGGGTACGCGCTGCAGGAGACCCGGTATTTTGCCGGGGAACCTGACCTGTACTATGAGCCCTTCGGGGCGGTTCTGCCCGGGCTGGCCCACCAGGAGATCACGCTTCTCAGTCAGGAGCGTGTGAAATGAACCTGCAGGAGTACATCAAGAAGCTGGAAGCGGCGCAGGCCGCTTTGCCCGAAATGCTCGCAGACGCTGCCCGCAATGCCACCCTCCGGGCCGTGGAAGCGGCGCAGGATAAGACCCCGCCCACAACGGACGGCCTGAGCGGAACCAATACCCGCACCGGAGAGCTGAAACAGCGCTGGGCGACTGACAGCCGAACAGAGCCTTATGGACTTCTGGGCGGGGAACTTGTGACGAACCTGAGTAATAATGCAAATTATGCCTCCTACGTCAACGACGGCCACCGGATGGACAAGCACTTTGTGCCGGGTCTGCACGCAGACCAATATACCGGAATGCTGGAATACGACCCGGGCCTCCGGGGCGAAGTCGGCATGATGGTTGGCACGAAAACGACCTACGTTGAGGGCCTGCACATGTCCGATGCAGGGATTGAGGCATACAAGCACACCGTGAAAGTAGAGACAGAAAAAGCCGTGAACAAGCTGGGAGAGATGCTGAAATGAACTTTACCATTACAACGCTGGCCCGGTCTCTGGCAGAGTATCTGGCTCCCTTCCTGCCCGGCGTGCAGATGTTGGAAGACCCTGCACAGCAAGGCGTAGAGCCGCCCTGCATGTTTATCCAGCAGCGGGGCAGTGATATCAAGCCTTACCCCGGAGGGCGCTGGCTGCGCACCATCCGGCTAGACCTGACCTATCTGCTGGACTATAACCTCACAGACCTGCGCCAGCAGTACAACAAAGCCGCTGAGGCGCTCGATTTCTGCATGGAAACATTCCCTTATTCCGATGGAACAGAAGCGGAAAAGCTCCTGCACGCCTACGAGCGCAGCGCGGATATCGACGATGACGGCTTGCATTATAAGTTTGAGCTGCGTGTCTTTGTGGAAAAGCCCGTGGACGCAGTGAAGATGCAGACCCAGACCGTAAACCAGAAGGTAGACCAATGAAACAGGACAATACCCAATACAGCCGGGAAGTGCTGCTGAAAGACCCGCGTTTTGCGGGGTATCAGCCGGATTTTCTGGCTGTTGTTTTACACAAACCGTTTTACACCCTCGCAGAGGCTGAGGCCGCTGTGAAAGAATTTTGGAAGGAGTGACACCCTATGGCAGCAGGCGGAACCTGGACTGTACAGAACAAAGTGCGGCCCGGCATTTACTTCAAATTCCGATCCAAGAACCAGCAGAATCTGACCGTTGGCGACCGCGGCAAGGTCACGATCTGCGAACCCATGAGCTGGGGTCCCGTTGGCAAGGTGATGGAGATCGCCGCCGGAGATGACCTGACCCCCTATACCGGCTACGACATCACAGACGCGCACAATCGCTTTGCATCCATGATCTTCAGCGGCTCCAACCGCACCGCAGCACCCACCAAGCTGCTGCTTTACCGCCCGGCCGCTGCGGACAGCGCAAAGGCCACCGGCGCTATCGCCCCGCTGACGGCTACCGCAAAATATCCCGGCTCCCGGGGCAATGACATTGTGGTGATTGTCACTGCACTGACGGAACCTGCGGGCAGTTTCCAGGTCTCCACGGTCGTTGACGGTGTGGTGAAGGATCAGCAGACTGGCAAGACCGTTGCAGACCTGACCGGCAATGCCTGGGTGGATTTCAGCGGCACGGGCACTCTGGCTGCAAATGTCGGCACCCAGCTTTCCGGCGGCAAGGACGGCGAGGTGAACTCTGCCGCATACAGCACCTACCTGACGAACATTGAGCCCTACAACTTCGATTCCATGCTGTACGACGGCGAGGATGCCACCGTAAAGACCGCGATGGAGACCTTTATCAAGCGCGTGAACACCGAAGTGGGCCGCTTCTCTCAGCTGGTGGAAGCAAATGCCACCAACCCTGACACCCGCTTTATCGTCAACGTGTGCAGCGGTCTGGTGATGAACGATGGCACCACCCTGACCCCGAAGGAGGCCGTCTGGTGGGTCGGCGGTGCGCTTTCCGGCGCGACCTACGCCAACGACCTGACGAATGCCGCCGTTCCCAATGCGGTGGACATCTCTCCCAAGATGACCCACAGCCAGTATGTGGATGCCATCAATGCGGGAAAGTTTGTTTTCAACGCCGATGACGGCACCGTCCGGGTGGAGTATGACATCAACTCTCTGGTCACCTATACCAGCGAGATCGGCGAGGTGTACCGCTACAACCGCACCATGCGGCTGTGCAACACCATTGCCAACGATCTGTATAAGCAGTTCGCCCAGAGCTATGTGGGCATTGTGGACAACACCGAGGACGGCCGCCGCCAGTACAAGAGCGCCATCGTCAAATATCTGGATCAGATCCAGGCATCCGGCGGCATCCAGAACTTTGACGGCGAGACCGATGTCATTGTGGAAGCGGGCGAGGCAAAGGATGCCGTGCTCATCACTCTGGCAATCGAGGCCGTGGGCAGCACCAACAAGATCTATATCACTCTGGATGTGGCGTAAGGAGGAACAAAGATGAGTTATTTAATGGCTCAGGACACCCTGAACGGTGCGGAGGGCAAGATCACCATCACCCGGAACGGCCGCATTCTGGAAGCCGCAGGTATGCGGAACATCAAGACCATCGCGGGCATCCAGACTTCGGACATGAAGACCATCGGCACCCGCAAGGTGCAGAAAAAGGCAAACGGTGTCACTCAGACCGGCACCGGAAACGTCTATTTCGGCTCCAACGGCTCCAACCTGTTTACCGATATGGTGCTGAACTATATCGAAAACGGCGTGCAGGACATGTTTGACATCACCATCACCAACCAGGACCCCACGTCCAGCGTGGGCGCGCAGGTAATGGGCTACTATGGCTGCGTACTGACCGGCGATATCCCGCTGTCTATTCTGGACGACGAGGAAGCCATGCTGAACTACGATTTCAATTTCAGCTATACAAGCGTCAAGCGTCTGGAAGCATTCAAAGACCCTGCCAATCTGGGCAGCAACTGATTTTAGGAGGTATTTTTTATGAGCGCACTTTCTGCATTTCTGAACCCCACCGTCACCACCGAGGAAAAGGAAGTCATCATCTCCAAGCGCTTTCTGGGCGAGGATGGCAAACCTGTCCCCTTTAAGATCCGCTCCCTGACCCAGGAGGAGAACGCTGCCATCATCAGGGTATCCACCCGGATGAAAATTGTGAACGGCCAGTTGCATGAATCCATTGATGCCAACGAGCTGAGTGCCCGCACCATCGTGGAAGCTACTGTTTTCCCTGATTTCCGCAGCGCGGAGCTGTGTGAGAAATACGGCACCAAAGACCCGGTTCAGGTTCCCGGCAAGATGCTTCTGGCCGGTGAGTTTGGCCGCCTGATCGATGCCGTGAGTAAGCTCTCCGGCTTTGACAAGAGCCTGGACGAAGAGGCAAAAAACTGATCTCCGGGGACAGATGGGATATTGACGTGCTCATCGCATACTATTGCTTCGTCAATCTCAACTGGCCCCCGGGCAAGTACGATGCCCTGCCGGTGCGTGAAAAGGCGCTGGTGAGGGCTTTTGCTTTGCGCTCCATGGAAAAGCGCAGAGAGGAGACCCAGCGAATGAAGGAGGCGGGACGAAATGGCTAAAATTCAGGAAACGCTTGTCCTTCAGGATCAGTTTTCCTCTTCCTTTGGCGCATACATTCAGGCCGCACAGAGAGCGTCAAGCTCTACCACAGCGGCACAGACCGCAGCCCGGAACTATCAGTCTGTTCTAAACAGCGTTTCTCGGCAGCTGATCTCTGCGAATGCAAAGTTTGAATCGTATGTGGCACAGCAGGAAGAAATGGTAGCCGCTGGGCAGCAGAACACAGAAGCGTTCAAAAAGCTGGATGCCCAGACCGAGAAATTGGGTGCAACCATCCGAGGGCTGGAAACGCAGCAGCAGACCCTGACCCAATCCATGAAAGCAACTGAAAACGCTGCCAGTGTGGCGGCATCGGCCAAAGATGAGGCGGCAGCAGCTACAAAGCGGCTGCAGGAGCAGGAAAATATGGCGCAAAGCGTCACCAACTCCCTGACATCTTCGGTTCTCCGGCTGGCCGCGTCCTATATCAGCATTCAGGGCCTGAAAAAGGCCGTTGACCTGTCTGACAGTCTGGTCTCCATGCGTGCCCGGCTCGATCGAATGAACGACGGTCTGCAGACCACGCAGGAGCTGGAAACGATGATCTACCAGTCCGCCCAGCGCTCCCGGGGCAGCTTCACCGACACGATGGGGCTGGTCTCCCAGCTGGGCACGATGGCCGGGGATGCGTTCAACAGTTCTAAAGAGATCGTGCAGTTCGCAGAGCAGCTGAACAAGCAGCTGGCCCTTTCCGGCGCGTCCGGTTCGTCTGCGCAGGCCGCGATCCTCCAGCTGGAACAGGGCCTTGCATCTGGCGTGCTGCGCGGCGATGAGCTGAACAGCGTAATGGAGCAGGCTCCTGCCATTGCAAAGTCCATTGCAGACTATATGAAAGTCAGCGTGGGTGAGCTGCGCGAGATGGGCTCTCAGGGACAGATCACTGCCGACATTGTGAAAAACGCGCTGTTTGCGGCGGCCAAGGACACGAACGCGGAGTTTGAAAAGACCCCCATGACCTGGGCGCAGGTCTGGACGGTGGCAAGCAATACCGCCGTCCGGGCGCTTGACCCGCTGCTGACGGCTATTAACTGGGTGGCCAATAACATGGAGAGCATCGCCCCGGCGGCGCTGGCTTTTGCAGCGGCACTTGGCGTTGTTACAATTGCGGCAAATGCAAGTAAAATAGCAACACTTGCCGCATTTGCGGTTCCGCTTGGAATTGCTGCACTTCTTGCTCCTGTTATTTTGGGCCTTGCAAGCGCATTCGTTCGATATGCTGGAAGCGCAAGGGCAGCGGCGGGAATAGTCGCCGGTTCCTTGGCAGAAGCTGGAGCGTTTATTTTTAACTCCGTTCTGCTCCCAATGCAAAATGCATTTGCGGCAGTCGCGAACTTTTTGGCGAATGTGTTCAACAACCCGATTGCAACGATTAAGATTGCGTTCTATGACCTGTGTATCAATGTGATGAACGCATTGAAGGGAATTCTTCAGGCCGCACAAGGCGTGGTGAACCTTCTGCCGGGCGTTGATGTTGATTGGGTGACCCGTGCGGATAACACAATTTCACAGTTTCAAAACGCCCGCAAGTGGGAAGTTTGGACGAACGACTATAAGGAAGTCGTCAAACCGTGGACAGCAAAAGACCTCGATTCCGCTTATGCAAGCGGATATAAGTGGGGATCAAATCTGGGTGCTTCCAGCATGTTTGGAAGCACAGGAACGGGAAATTTGGAAATTCCGCAAGCTACAAGCGCCAATGAGTTGCTGGGCAACATCGACAAGAATACCGGCAAGATCGCAAAAACCGTTGACCTGTCCGATGAGCAGATCAAGATGCTGGTGGATGTGGCAGAGCGAAAGTACGTCAACAACGTCAACCTGACGAGCCAGACCCCCATGATCACCGTGCAGGGCCAGAACACCGGCAACACCGAAAAGGATGCCCAAAATCTGGCAGACACCCTGCGGGACGTTCTGGTGGATCTGATGAACGCAGGCAGCACCGTCACCGTGCAGTAAGGAGAAAGAGATGTCCCTGTACAAACTTTATTTTTCCAGCGGCGCAACGGTGATTGCTCTGCCCATCAACCCGGAAAAGCTGCCAGAGACTCTTTCTGCCGACAACGGAACCTATAACGTGCTGGGCCTTGGCCCTATCATGCAGCCCCGCACGCCGAACCTGCGCACGGTGTCCATTTCGGGCCTGCTGCCCGGTCGGCGGCTGCCGGGCCAGACCGGCATTCATCTGCCCCCGGCGGTGTACATGGCGTTCTTCACCGCCGCTATGAAGAAAAAATCCCCCATCGTCTACACGCCCGTCCGGTTCTATGAGAACGGTGTCCCGTTCCTGGGGCCGAGCCTGGGCTTTCGGTGCCTCGTTACCAGCTTCAAGGCAGAGGAGCGCGGCGCGGAGACAGGAGATTTCTATTTTGACCTGAGCCTGACCGAGTACAAGGATTACTCCCCACAGAGGGCTGTTGTGCAGGGCGCTGGCCAGACCGGAACCTTTTCCCCGGCCAGCATCGTCTCTGAAGTGGCCAGCGTGGCCGCACGGGCTGTTTCGGCAGTCACAGCGGTAAACGCTGCGGCAGATGCGGCGGGCTCTGTAAAGCTCTCCCTGACCCCAACCAGAAGCATCCCCGCAGACAAGCTCGTTGTGGGGGCCAGACGGAAAGCCACCGGGAAAGTCTATGGCACCGGCAGCGGGGAGGAAGTTCTGACCAGCATCCATGGCCAGATCGTTGTGGTGCGGCGCATCATCGACCGCGCCCGGCCCTGCCCCGTCTGCGTGGCAGACACCGGCGGCACTGTGCTGGGTTGGATGCCGGAGACCAGCCTGCAGGAGGTGGAAGGATGACCTATGAGCTTTTGGCCGCTCAGAAAGCCACCGGAAACACCCTGAATCTGACCAACAGCACCACGCAGGTGGTCTGGTCTACCCAGCGCACCGGTCAGCCGGGCAAACTGACCTTTACCTATCTTCGCACCCCGGAATCCAAGCTGGAAGAGGGAGACGTGATCCGCTTTTCCGTGGACGGTCAGCTTCAGTTTTACGGTTGGGTGTTTACCCGGGGCTTTGACCGCTGGGGGCCGGTGGACGTGGTCTGCTATGACCGCATCCGGTATCTCAAGGCCAATGCCAGCTATTCGTTCTATGGCCAAAGTGCCGGGGATATTATCCGGCAGATCGCAGAGGACTTTGAGCTGGACGTGGGGGAACTGGCTGACACCGGCTACAAGCTGCCCTCCCTTATCATGCAGGACAAAAGCTGCATCGACATCATCAACACTGCGGTGCAAAAGACCCTGCTCAACACCGGCAAGGTCTATGTGTTTTACGATTCCGGTGACGGACTGGCCCTCAAAGAGGCCAACGACCTGAAAACAGATATCGTCATCGGTGATTACAGCCTGATGACGAATTACACCTTCGATTCCTCCATCGACACCCAGACCTACAACAGCATCAAGCTGGCCCGGCCCAATCAGGAGACGGGAAAGGCGGATGTTTTCGTGATGAAGGATTCGGAACACATCGGGAAGTGGGGCCTTTTGCAGCTGTATCAGACCGTGGACGAGGCCGCCAACGACGCTCAGGTAAAGGAACAGGCGAAAGTGAGCCTGGAGTATTACAACCGAGTATTGCAGCAGCTCAAGTTCTCTTCTCTGGGCGTGCCGGGCCTGCGGGCCGGGGCGCTGATCCTGGTGAACCTGTCCGATCTGGACGGCGAACCGTTCAAACAGTATGTCATGCTGGAAAAGGTGGAGCACACCTTCAAAAATGACGAGCACACCATGGAACTGGAAGCAAAAGCACTGTAAGGAGGGAGAAGCGTGGATTTACTGGGAGTATTGCAGGAGATCAACCGGCAGACCAACGATGCCGGGCAGCCCACAGACCTGCAGATCGGAACAGTGACAAAGGCCCCGCCGGACGATGATGAATTGGAGATCCAGATCAGTGAAGCAATGGCCCCGCTGAAGCAGGCTGTGCTCTATCTGGCAGAGCCTGTCATTGAAAAGAAGATCCCCATCCTGCGCCACAGGCACGAGATCAAGATCCTGCAGCACAAGCACGCAACACCGTCCGGCCCCAGCGAGGACGCGTTCACGGCTCCGCCCTACTTCACGGAGTGGTCGGCCCTGCCGGATGGATTTGATGCAAAAGTGCAGGCAGAAAACTTTGTGGGCTGGGAAAACGGCGCTGCGCTGCCTTTGAGCAAGGACAAAAAGTACATCATCCTGAACCCGGCCCTGAAAGCCGGGGACAAAGTGCTGCTCCTCCGTGTTCAGAGCGGCCAAAAGTTCATTGTGCTTTCCCGAGTATACGGAGGTGAATCGTAATGGCTACGCTTCCCACAGGCGCGTCCATCAACCTTTCCGGCGGCGTGGAGTACGTTTCTCAGCCGTCCAGAACCTGGTTCATTGACCAGACATCTGGCCGCATCGTTGGGGAATGCGATGGGGACGAGGCCGTAAAACAGGCCGTGACCATCATTCTGAACGTGGAACGTTATCGCTGGCAGATCTTCCGCCCTTACAGCGGCATGGAGTGGGAGGGGCTGCTGGGTCAAGCCCCGGGCTATGTGGCTGCCGAACTGCAGCGCCGTCTGGAAGAGGCCCTGACCGTGGACGACCGGGTGACCGGCGTGAAGGACTTCTCTTACACGGTGCAGGGACAGGCCCTGACAGCATCCTTTACTGTCTCCACGATCTACGGCGAAATGCAGGCAAGCACGGAGGTGAACACCGCAGCATGATCGATTTTTCTACCGCACAGTACCGGGCCATTCTTGACTATATGCTGTCTCAGATCCCGGACGACTACGACAAGCGGGACACAAGCCCCATCCCAACAGCTCTTTCTCCCGCCGCCTATGTCTTTGAGGGGTTCTTTCTTTCCCTGAACATGGTGCAGCGGCAGGCGTTTTTTCAGACAGCCACTGGCAGAGCGCTGGATTTGCTGGCCCCCATCGCCAGCGTTACCCGCAAGCAGGCCACGGCGGCGGTGCGAAAAGGCGAGTTCAATATTGATATCCCGCTTGGCAGCCGGTTCTCTACCATCAACGGCGCGGACAGCATCAATTTTATTGCGCTGTCCGCTCTGGGTTCCGGGCACACCTACCGCCTTTTGGCCGAAACGCCCGGCACCATCGGCAACGACTACACCGGCCCTATCCTCCCCATCGACACCATTCAGGGCCTGACTTCTGCCCGGATCTCGGATATCCTGACACCCGGAGACGAGACCGAAACAGACGACGAATTCCGCGCCCGCATGGAGGCGGCGATGAACAGCCGCTCCTTTGGCGGCAATGTGGCGCAGTACAAGGAGGAAATCGAGAAGCTGGACGGCGTGGGCGCTGTGCAGGTATACCCGACATGGAGAGGCGGCGGCACGGTGCTCTGCTCCGTTCTGGGTGCGGACTGGCTGCCTGCATCCACCGACCTTGTGCAGACCATTCAGAACGCCATCGACCCGGTGCCGAACTCCGGGCAGGGACTTGGTCTTGCGCCCATCGGTGCAAAGGCAACGATCACGGCCCCGGAGAAGCTGGAAGTTTCGGTCACCGCATCGGTGACGCTCCTGCCCAGCTACTCGCTGGATACAGTTCGCACCGCGGTACGGGAGGCGTTGGAGGCATATCTGCTCAATGTACGGAAAAGCTGGGCGACCAATATCAGCAAAACCAGCATTGAATACAGCGCCAACGTCTACACGGCCCGCGTGTCTGCGGCCATCATCACGGCAGAGGGCGTGGTAAACGTGACAAACGTCCAGCTGAACGGAGCAGCGGACGATTTGATTCTGACAGAGACCGGCGAACGGCAGCAGGTCCCTGTGGTTGGGACGGTGACGCTGCATGAAGCTTGATCTCTCGCACGACCTGCTGCCGCTGCTGCCACCCATCTACCGGGAAGTGCAGGACTATCAGCAGATCTGCACTGCTGAAAAAGCTGAATTTGACCTGCTGGCCGGTTCCGTGGAAGGGGTTCAAAGCAACTTCTTTTTCCAGACCATGGACGAGGATTCCGTTGCACAGTGGGAAAAAGTGTTTCACATCGTGGCTGTCCCGGAAAAGGAATCTCTGGCGTTCCGCAGGCAGCGTGTAATGACCCGCATTGCGACCCGCCCGCCCTACACACTGGGGTTTCTGTATCAGAAGCTGGATGAACTAATTGGCGCGGGTGAATGGACGTGCTCCATCACATACCAGCTCTACGAGCTGAGGCTTGCGACGAGTGCAAAGAGCCAGTCGTACTACGACGAGGTGACGCACCTGATCAACCAGATCAAACCCGCTCACATTGTCTTTATCAGTATGCCGTACCTCAAGACCGGGATCCTGATCACAGAGCAGGTCGATGTGCAGAAATACGATTATCAGTATCGCCTGGGCGGCTGGGCCCTTGGGAAAAAGCCGTTTGCCGAACTCGGAGGATGGACGACCGCAAAGGCTGCTGCATCGCCGACACTGACGCGGACGCTTCTTTTGGACGTGGCCCACAAGGCGGCAGAGCTTGCCACGACGGCACGGCTCAACCGCACAGCGACCGTGAAACCGCTGAAAAGCGTCATAGCATCTGCGACACTGCAGGTGGGTTCTGAAATGCTGATGATCTCAGGCGAGAATCTGAAGCTGGAAGCATCCATCGAGCCGGAGGCAGGTAATTCGGCCGTCAACCACTATGAGCTTCTGAACGATGCGGGAGAAACGCTGTACGCATCGGATTGCTATTTCGGCATTACCGAAAAAACGGACGTGGACGTGAATCTCTCTATTCTGGAGGGCGCGGACACCGTGCTGGCAAACGGAAGCCGGTATCACTATCTTCTGGGCAGCTGGCTTTTGGGCAAGGATGCCTTTGCGTCACCGGGACAAAATTATTTTGTCCCGGTGACAGCCGCCGCGCCCACTTCTGCATCTGTGACCCCGCTGTTCCTGGCAAGCCTTGCCTCGTACCTGGCGGATCACATCAACATGGTGCAGCTGAACGGCGACTATACCGTTCCGAACCTCGCAAAGAGCCTTTCCGGTGCGGCAGTCACGCTGCAGTATGAGCTCCTGCCATCGGAAAAGATCACAAAAGTCTCTGCCATCTCCGCGCAAGATGCGTTCGGAGCCGCCCTCACACAGGACGATGTTAGCATCGAAACCACGTCCAGAACAAAGTTAAAACACACCATTATCTTCAAGGAGGGAACATTGCTTTATGGCGGATGATATCCTGAAAAACATTCCTCTTCCCGCTGATCTCCCGGAAAATTGGACATCCGGCCAGATCATCGCCCCGACCGGCGCAGAAGCTGGCCTGGACGACCAGCACGGGTACAACTACCTGATGAGGCAGGTCAACAACGCACAGAGGGCATTGAAAGCTCTCGCCGCCCAGCGAGAAGAAGACCTCGCCAGAATCAAATTCTGGGTCAGCGACGGCCCCACATCCCCGGCAAGCTTTATCGGCGGCACATGGGAACGGATTGAGGGCAAATTTATCATGGGCGCAAGCGATACCTACCCGGCAGGGAGTACGGGTGGTAACTTGCAAATGATTCTCTCTCCGGAGAATATTCCGGCTGTTGGTTTTGCAATCCCAACAAATGATACACATAAAAATGATATACATGTTGGCAAATGGGATTTTATGGCATCTGTTTCTCAGGAAACTACTGATGGCGGAAGATTTCACTCCGGTCTTTATAGCAGTACGAATAATGGAAACTCCCCCGTTGATATCCTTAACCCCTACTACTCCATGTACATCTGGCGCAGAGTGGCATAACCGAAAGGAGCACACATGAAAATTATTGACAGCAACGGCAACCCCATCGAAGCCCCCGACCTGACGAAAGGCTACCTCAAGCAGGAGACCCAGACTGTCCACCACGATGCTGTGGCGGGCGTGGAAGAGGTCAGCCACTACGAGACCGAAACCTTGCCGGACGGAACCCCTGCAATCTACTATGACGCAGATGGTCGTGAAAAAGGTCGTGATGTCCGCAAGGTGGTTGACGTGCCCGGCGTGGCCGCACAGGATGCCTACGACGAAGAGGTGGAAGTGCAGCGGTATGTGCTGTACACCGCAGAAGAGCTGGCCGCACAGGAAAAGGCCCGCAAGGAAGCAGAGGAAAAGGCACAGCTGCCCACCGCAGAAGAGCGCCTTGCCGCTCTGGAAGCGGCTATGCTCGACCTGCTGGCCGCACAATAAGGAGGATGTTATGATTTTGTTCTATGTGACCCAAGTCAAACTGCACCGCTTTGACGGCGCTTTTACCATCGACAACGTTCCTGACCGGTACAAGGATGCCGTCCTGGCAAAGCTGACGGAGGAGGGATTTTATGAGGCGGAAAGTAATGCTTGACTTCCTGCGGGATATCTTCTCTGCGCTCTCCCACGCTGCCGGTGACAGCGCCGACAAGGAAGAGCCTGCTCCCGCACCCGGCGTGTCCACAGTGGACACCGTGACCGGGTGGGCAGGTGAGCCGCCCTACCGGTACATTGACGTGAGCCGGTGGCAGGGAAAAATCAAAATGGAGGGCTGGGCGCAGGTAAAAGCGGCAGGCTACAAAGGCGTGATGCTGCGGGCCGTAGGGAACCGCAACGGTGTGCCCTACATCGACCCCACCTTCGAGGACAACTATGCCAACGCAAAAGCGGCAGGGCTGGACGTGGGCGTGTACTACTACACCAACGCCTCCTGCGAGAAACTGGCTGACAAAGAGCTGGCTGTACTGCGGCAGGCGCTTCGGTGCAAGGAACTTACCCTTCCGGTGGCGTTGGATCTGGAATCGCCGAGTCTTGCCGGGATGCCCTATGGAGACCTGTCAAATCTGGCGGCCTATCATCTGGAACAGATTGAGAAGATGGGGTTCTACGCCCAGCTCTACACCTACACGAGCTACGCCACCGTCCATCTGGACATGGCAAGGCTTGCCGGGCGGTGGGATGTATGGCTGGCGGACTACACCGGCAAGACCCCGAAAGTTAGTTTTAAGTACACCGCTCACCAGCACACCAGCAAGGGCAGCGTGCCGGGCATCTCCGGCAATGTTGACCTCAACGTGACCGAGCTCAACTACCCCCGTATCATCCGCAAGAAGGGTCTGACCCGTCTTCGGGAGGACAAATGACCGAAAAAGAAGCTTTGCTGTGGGTGCTTGGCATCCTGGGTAGCCTGTGTGCTGCAGCCATCACCATTGACAAGGTGCTGGAAATCATTCACAAGTACATCAAAAAGGCGCAGGAACCGGACAACGTGCAGAACAAGCGGCTGGATGAGATGGACAAGCGCATCGGCACCTTAGAGCAGGGCCAGCTCCAACACACGCAGGCCCTTGCCCGAGATCTGCGCCGCTTTGAAGAAATTGACGAGGTGAGCCGTCTGACCCTCGACGGGGTGCGCAACCTTCTGGATGCGCAGCTGTCCGGCAACAATCGCGAGGGGATGCAGAAGAGCCGCACCGACATCGACAACTATCTTTTGAAAGGAGTTACCAATCATGGAAGCGATTCGTAACCTTTTGACCGCACTTCCCGCCCCTGTGGCCCTCGTGCTCATGCTGGGCGGCTTCGTGTTTTACGCCCTGGGCTGCATCCGTCTGGGCTATGGTGCCGCTGTCAAGGGCACTGTGCTTGACCTGATCGAGCAGGCAGAGCACGAGATTCAGGGCACCAAGCGCGGCGCAGAACGCAAAGCGTGGGTGGCGCAGATGCTCCGCATGGCCCTCAACGCCAGCAAGTGGGGCAAATTCATCTCGTGGGCCATCACCGATGAGACCATCGGCACCATTATCCAGTTTTTCTTTGACCGCATGAAGGCGGCATTGCAAAAGCAGTAAGGAGCGGCAATGTATTATCTCAAAAATACGGAAATTGGTGAACCACGCGCTATTTACAAAGCAAAAGGTGCTGACCGATTTTATCGCGGTACTTTTTCCGGTATGAACAAAAAATACTGGGGCATGAAATTATATACATGCAAATCTCTTCGTCGCATTAAAGCCATTCGCGAACATCTTTATTCCTACTCAAAAGAGCAGTTTGACGTGTATGATGAAAACGGAAAGGTTGAAATCTGATCCGTGGAAAGGAATTATCCTATGGCAAGCACTACATACAATACCCAAGTATGTTTTCGTGACCTCACGAAAACATACCATCTCGGAAATGCCAACAAAATGGTGACAAAATGTCACCGGTTTGCCACGCTTGGCAATATGGTGCGCAACGCTGGACAGCTGCCGCAACCTTTCTGGCTCGGTGCTGCCTGTGGCGGCGGCTCGCGTAGTGCTGCCCCCTGCGCTGCAAGGACTTGACCGAAAGCAAATGGAAGCCTCCATCAAAAACGCACCGCTTGGGAGGGTAGACCGAAAGATAGCTCTTTTGCGGAACGTTGAGCGGCTTCCGCTGCCGGACATTGCAGCACAGACGCATTACAGCAGGACGGCAATAGGCTATCGGCTGAAAAGCATTGCAAAAGTTTTTGAGTAAAGCAAACCCCCCGTGTTCCGTTTGGAGCATCGGGGGTTTTTCTATTTTTTCTCTTTTTTGAGTTCTTTGAGACGGCTTGCAAGTTCTTCTTCCCATCCCTCATGTTCTTTTAGAAATGGGGCGTATATCAGCTCTTCAGCTGCTTTGCGGGCCGCAACAGCTTCCTCGATTGTTTCATAGGTTCCAAGGTACGTCTTGTGTCTTTTAAAGCAAATTACAGCGCGGTAACGATTTTTGTCTTTGAAAACGCCACTGTGCCCTGTGGTTGAGTTTTGATTGACTTTCCCGCTAAGACGCAACTTTACAGATACAAGGCTCGATCCGTCCACATCCGCTTCACGATGAATCGCGTCAGAGAAGAGCTTAACGTTATTGGTACACTTCTTACACTTTGAAATTTTTTTCACTTGAAACAGACGCATATCGGACTTTCTGCCGCAAACAGGGCACAATGCGGTACAAAAGAGGTCATTCCCTTTGACAGACGGATTTTTATAAACATCAATAATTTTCCATCCATTGATGACCTGGCCGATGTACTGCTCCTTTCTTTTTTTCAAAAATTCCTGACTGCGCTGTCCTGCCATGCGGCGATTTGCACAAGCCTGACAGCTTGTACTTTTTCCGTTTTTAAGAGACTGTATATAGACATCTTTCACGGTGCCGCATTCGCAGCGGCACTTTACATAGCCGCTCTTTTCGGATGCACCTATCACAATCCAGCTCCCAAAAGTATGACCCGTCAAGTCTTGTGCTGCCATACCGGAATCCCCCTCAGATCAGCTTATAGTGCTCGGCCAGCAGGAAGCGGACGTATGCCGGGCAGTCGCGGGTGCTGGCACACCAGTTCTGCACCGTGCGCAGCGGGATACCCGTCCGCTTTGCAAAAGCGGTCTGAGACAGGCCAGTGCAGGCTACCAGCTCCCGCATAGACAAGTGCGCCAGATCCCAGATGGAAGACAGCTTTTCCTTCTCAGCATCCAGATCAAGGCAGCTGTCAGCATCGTCTGGTACGCTCAGAGTGATGTTGTTGACAAAGATTTCCTTCGGCTGCTCTGCGGCCATTGAAAAAAGCTCTGCTTTGGTATACATGATTGACTTCCTTTCTTTCGTGTGATAGGATAGTTGCACACCTCCGTGTGAGGTGTCTTTCACAAAATCCCCCGTTCGGTGTGGCAAGCATCGGGCGGGGGATTTTTTATTTAGTAGATCTCAACGCCCAGTTTTTCGGCGGCGGCTTCAACGATTTCTTCAAACGAGGGGCCGCGATTCGAGTCGTTCCAGTCGTAATCGCCAGCGGATGCAGCTTCCCACTCTTCTTCCATGTCAGCTGCCTTGCACAGTTCGGTGCACAGCTCGTAATCCCAGACATCGGACTTGCGGATGTCAGCGGCGATTTCAATAGCGTTTCTCATAATTTTGTACCTCCATGTTATTGTGTGTTTGTGTCTTTCACTGTCTTTATTATACGCCCAATGAGTGTAAACGTCAAGCACTTTTTGAAAATATTATACTCATTGAGTGCAAATGATTGAGCGCCTACACAGTCCTGTGCCGTGTGGGCGCTTTTCTTTTTGTCCTTCGTTGTACGTTCGTTGACTCTCTCGGCGGTTTAAAAAGGTACACTGGTGCTACAAGATCAAGAAAGGACGGGGAAGCTTTATGGCATATCCTTTTGGCGGCTGGCAATCAAACCCTTACAGCGGGATGCCACCGATGGGTTTTGGGCAAGGACAGTATCAGCAGCAAATGGCCCAGCAGGCCGCTCCACAGAGCGGGGGACAAAGCCCCTTCACGATGGTGCCGACAATCGCGGATGTGGACAAGGTCATGGTGCAGCCCGGAGAAACGCGCTGGATCATGGTGCAAAACGAGCCTGTCATGGCTGTCAAAAAGGCAGACACGATGGGCTATGCGTCCGGCGAGTACTACCGCCTGACAAAGATCGACCCGGCGGCCGTGCAGACATCGGCAGAGACGCAGTATCTGACCTCTGCGCAGGCAGATCAGAAGATACAGGCTGCCGTAAAGGCCGAGGTGGAGCGCGTGATGGCGCAGTATCAGACGGCCCCGGCGGCTCCTGCAAGGCCCGCACGGGCAAAGGAGGGTTAAGGTATGGCAAATCCTTTGATGCAGTTCCTGGGCGGCTCAGGAAGCCCGGCGATGCCCGGCCCGATTGGCAATGTGATGCAGCTTCTCCGGCAGTTTCAGCAGTTCCGCTCCGCTTTCCAGGGAGATCCCCAAAAGCAGGTGGAAGAGCTGCGCAGGTCCGGTAAGATGTCAGATGAGCAGTACCACCAACTGGAAGCGATGGCAAAGCAGATCATGCCTTTCATCAAGTAATCGAAAAATCGTGGCCACGATTTGAAATAATTTCACTATTCGCAAGAAAGGAAATCAACTATGGATAACATGTCTTTGAGCGATATCGCTGCCGTGACCCGTGGCAACGATAACGACGGCTGGGGCCAGGGCGGCGCGTGGTGGATCATCATCCTCTTCCTGTTCGTCTTTATGGGCGGCAACGGCCTCTGGGGCAACCGAACCGGCGAGTACGGTCAGTATGCCACTGCTGCAAGCCAGCAGGAAATTCTTTTCGGCCAGCAGTTCGGCCAACTGAATGACAGGCTGACCAACATCGGCAACGGTATCTGTAATCTCGGCTATGAGATGCAGGGAGGCATCGGCCAGCTGGGTAAAGAAGTTGCTCTGGCTCAGGCAGGCACCAACACCACCATCCTGCAGACCGGCAACGGCATCCAGGCACAGCTTGCTCAGTGCTGCTGCGACAACCGGCTGGCAACGGCCAACCTGGCAGCCCAGATGGACAAGCAGACCTGCGCGATCAACTCCAACATCGACGCGAAGTTTGCCGAGCTGCAGAAACAGCAGTATGAGCAGACCATCGCGGCCCAGAATCAGCGGATCAGTCAGCTGGAGCTGGCCTCCCAGATGTACGGCGTTGTGAAGTACCCCAACGGCTACTCCTACAATGCGGGCCCGAGCCCCTTCTGCGGCTGCAATAACGTCTGCGGCAGCATCTAACACATACGCCCTTTTGGCGAGGATCGGCGGGGCGGCAAAGGCTGCTCCGCCTTTTATATAAGGAAGGAGATTTTTTATGTCTAAGTCTGCGATTTATACCGCCAACACCTCGGCTCAGACCGTGGCGGTAAACGATGTTATTCCTGTCGGCACCACTTCCCGGCGGTTTGGCTGTAACATTCGGCAGGACGGCAACACCATCACCCTGCTGGGGCAGGGCTACTACCATGTGACCGTGTCTGCTACACTGGCTCCCACGGCTGCGGGCACTGTGACCCTGACCGGCCAGAAGGACGGCGTGGCTGTCATCGGCGCTACTGCTTCTCAGGCTGTGGCCACTGCGGCTGCACCGACCAATCTGGCACTGACTTTCCTGGTGCGCAATGCGTGCGGCTGCGAAAGCTCTATCCTGAGCTTCCTGCTGACCGGTACTGCTGCAGTGGTGAACAATATGGCTGTGGCCGTGGAAAAACTGTAAGGGGGAGGATCTAGCTATGATGGACGAAGCAAAGTTTGCAGGATATAAGGACACACTTGTTCATGCTGCAAAGCAAATGGCCGAAGAATACAGCGATGCGATGAGCTACGCAAGCATGGCAATGGACTATAAAACTGTCTGCCCCTACGCTTCTTCTGAGTGGTATAAGCTCTCTGGGGAAGAAATGGAGCACGCTGACGCAAACCGCCGCATTGCACAGAAAATCCTTACCGGCGTTGACAGCGAGGATTCTGCGGCTGGCGTAGAGCTGCATCACATGTGGAGTATGGCGGAAGACCTTGTTTCTGGCCTGTGCGAAGCCGTTACAAAAGAACGCTCCGCATATATGCGTTGAATTTTTGCAACATTTGTTGTAAGATAAGGCGGACGATTTATCGCTTTTATAATACGCCATAAGCAAACAACAAACTAACATTTTCTGAAAAAATAGCATAAATACGAAAAATATTATTGATTTGTAATCAGTGGGTTGCAGGTTCAACTCCTGTCACCAGCTCCAAAAAGACCTCAAAACGGAAAACGTTTTGGGGTCTTTTGCTGTTATAGAAAGTGCTTTTATTGCGGTAAAACGCGGGAAAATAGAGAACGACAGAAAAAGAGAAAATCCGTGGAAAAAGTAGTTGACAAATGCCACTTCAGATGATAAAATATACAAGCAGTCAGCGATGACTGCAAATAGAATATGGGCGTGTTCCCGAGTGGCCAATGGGGACAGACTGTAAATCTGCTGCTTTTCAGCTTCGGTGGTTCGAATCCACCCGCGCCCACCAAGATAAAACACCTAGAGACGTAAGTTTCTGGGTGCTTTTCTTTTGCTGTAACCCACAGTTAAACCCACTTTTGCGGGAAACTATGCGAAAATCAGCAAAAATAGGCTGCCACGCATCACACTCGCATGGCAGCCTTTTCGTTACCCTCTCACCACGACATTGTAAAGCATCTCTAGGAACTGCACCGCGCTGGGTGCACCGGTCAGTGGGTAGCCAGCCAGTTGCTGAACGCCCTCGGGGTTCAGCGCCCAGGCTTTCTCTGCTGCACGCCGGACGGCACTTTGAATGGCGGACCACTTGCAGTGCCGCTGTTTTGAGATGGGGGTATAGATCTCCTTCTGTACGGCTTCCAGCCGGTCCTCCTGCTCACAGATCAGAGCCACGCAGTCACAGAGAACACGGTAATTCTTTGAGCTCCGGGTGATTCCCAGTGGCCGGAGGATTTGATCCAGCTGGGCAGGGGAGTCCGAAATTTTCACGTCGGGCATAGTTTACACATCCTTTCTATCCAACTTTAACCGGAAAATGTCAGAATGTGCTGGATAATGCGGAATGCGTCGGAATATGCCGAAATATGCCAAAAGAAAACAGCCCCGAGGAACCATCAGGCTCCCCGGGGCTGCTGCTATGTACTCTTACTTGATCTTCCCCTGCATCTGATCCAGCAACTCATCGGCGCGGATGGCCTCGGGAGTAAAGCTGTTATTCTCCCACCATGCCCAGATGGCGGCAGCGGTGGTCAGGCCAGCCGTCACCCACTGCTCTACGCTGGCGCTGTCGATGGGCAGCACCGGCTTGCCTGCTGCACTCAGCAGCTGATTGACGAGGGCCAGTGCCAGCACAACAGTGCGGGCGATGGTCGCGGCGGGGATGGCGGGGGTGTTGTTCCCAGTGATGTGTGCGTTCATATTGTCAGTTCCTTTCTTCAGTCGTGGATGGGTAAAGCGCAGGCTCTCTTGTACAATTCCGTACCGGTGCCGTTGCCGCCCATCACATGATAGGTCTTGTAGAGGTAATTCAGGTTGCGCAGGCCGTCGCGGGTGATGTACCCCAGCTCCATAAAACGGTAGCACTCGGTATAGATGCGGTCGTGCAGCAGGGCCAGCACCGCGTCCCACAGGGCCTTGATCTTGGGGATGGCGGCAAGGATCGCGCCGCCGATCAGAGCACAGAGCCACCCGGCCCAATACTCCGTGATAAACTGCCACATCGGTCTCACCCCTCCTCATCATCTTCCCACGCCTGCTGGATGCGCTGTCCGTTGTGACACACCGCATCCAGAACGGCATCTGCTTGGATATTGGATGCCAGCAGGGCCTTGTCCTGGGTACTCATGTTGTAGTACCCCGTGAACACCTCACCATCTGCCAGAGGCGCTGCTACGGTGATGCGGTCGATCTTGTGCTCTTCCAGTGTAGCTAGAACCTCTGAGAGCCAGGGTGCGTATGGTGCATCTGAAATCAGATAACTTGCCATCGGTCTCACCACCTGACCTGCCCCAGCCCGGCCCGCTGGATGATGGCGGCGTAGTCCTTATACGCATGGCTCAGGTCTACCGGGCCGCTCACGCCGTGGATTTTGCCGCTGCTTGTGTACTGCCACATGCCGTGGCGGCGGGTGGGGCGCTTGCCGCGGTAGTCCGCGATCCACAGATCGTAAGCAGCGAGGGCTGCCATGTCGAGGGCGGTATCCGCGAAATTGGTGTAGGTGTACACCATTGCATACAGCCCCCACGCTTCTAGTTGGGCAGCGGCTTCGGCCACGCGGGCGGACAGCTTTGCGGGGGCCATGGAGCGCAGGCGGGGGTCCTCCACATCGATGGCAAGGGGCAGCTGGAACGTTTTGCCCCGGAGAGCTGTTTTGAGGGCGGCCAGCTCCTCCTCCGTCTGCCGCTGCGTGACCGCACAGGTGTAGTAATAGCCGCCCACGGGCAGGCCCAGCCGGGCACACTCGGCGTAGTTGCGGGCGAAGGCCGGGTCAACGTAGGGCTTGCCGCCCTTGCTGCCCAGCACCCGCAGCATCACGCCGTCGATTTTGCCGCTGCGCTTCACCGCGTCCCAGTCGATGCTCCCCTGCCAGCGGGAGACATCCATAATTTCAGCCATAGCGTCCTCCTTACTGTGTGATTTCCTCAAAGCCGCTCTTGATAAGAATCGCCTTGACCTTCTCCTTCAGCAAGCGGGGGCAGCGCTCATACAGAGCCTTTGCCTCCTCCATAGTCTCAGCAGACATGATTTCCTGTGCCCATAACGTAGCCATCATAAATACTACCATCCTTTCGATTTTTTGTGTGATTTTACGCATAGACAGTCTCGCTCATCTCAAGCAGACACTGTTTCAGCATCTCGTTTTCCTTTTGCAAAGCAGCCAGTGTTTCAGGCAGCTGCGCCATCTGGGTCTGGGCGCTCTCCACCGTAGCAAGCCGCTCCTCCAGTGTAGGGGTCGGCTTCGGTGCATCGGCAGGGTCAGGCTGCGTGCCGGCCTCCACCACAACGTAAGCCTCCGGCTGGTCGTCCATGCTCCACAGAGCCTCGCCAACAGCAGCCGCTGCATTGTGGGCGTTGATGGCATCCACAACGGCAGAATAGGCATCACACGCTTCCTGCGTGATGACCGGCTTCAGGATTTTTGCTCCGGGTTTTATCTCCATTTGCGTTCACCTCACTTCCAGCGGCCATAGGCGATCCAGTTGACATACTCCCGACTTCCGGAAACATTGATGTACATAGATGTTGTTGTTTTGGAAGTAAAGCCAAGGTTTTTACCGTCCGGGTACTGCGTTTGAAGCGACCCAATGCAAGAGTAATTTGCATTTGCAAAGGCAACAGGAAAAGACACTCTATCCATGCCCGTTCCCCAGCAGATCTGCGTTCCATCGGTATAGCGCACATAATAGGTTCCACTTGTATAGACCGCCGAAGCACCAGCCGGGCCTTGCGGGCCGGTTGCGCCTGTGGCACCTCTGGCTCCCGTTGCACCGGTAGGCCCTTGCGGCCCCTGTGGGCCGGTGGCTCCGGTGGCACCCTCGGGGCCCTGCGCACCGGTATCTCCTTTGTCGCCCTTTGCGCCTTTCAGGCTGGCGATCCAGGCAGATTCACTGCCGGTGTATCCAAGCTGAACAGCCAGCGCATAGGCCGACTGGCCATCAAAGGTTCCGGCTTCTTTGGCCTGCCTCACAGCATTGGTGGCCGCATTGGCCGCGTCGGTGCTGGCTTTCTCTGCCCGGTCGGCATCGGCCTTTGCCGCCCCCGCGCTGGCAGATGCTTCCCCGGCCTTGGTGACGGCGGTGGAAGCGCTCCCCGCAGCGGCGGTGGCCTGCTGGGTGGCGTTTTCTGCCGCGGTGGTGGCTGCCCCGGTGGAGTTGGCCACGTCGGTCAGGGCTGTGGTGCGGGCCCATGCGATATCCTGCAAGGCGGCGATGTGCTCCGTTTTCGTGTCCTGCAGGGCCCGCTGGGCGGCGGTCTCACTGGTCTTGGCGTTCTTCTCGCTGGCGGCGGACTTGGTCTCGCTGCTCTTGGCTGCCTCCGCGCTGTCCTTGGCGGCAGCGGCACTGCTGGTAGCTTTCTCCTCCAGTGCGTTGATGCGCTCCCGGGCAGCGGCCAGCAGCTCGTCGGTGGGGATGCCGGTCACGCTGTCCCGCACGATGCCGCAGAGTGCCTCGTCCAGCCGGGTGTCAGTGATCTGGCCCGTGGTGATGCTGGTGGAGCCTGCCGGGCGGGTGATCTCGGCAAGGCAGAGGTCGTAGATCAGCTCGGTGCGGGAGATGGCGGGGGCCGTAGGTGTGCTGGATGCCGTACCCTGCAGCACCTGCAGGCTGGCGGCTCTGGCACCGGCATCATAGCGCATGATGATGCGGTCGATGCGGGGGAGAGACGGGTCGGCCAGTGGCATGGTCAGGGTGTCGCTCTCCCGCTTGGTGATGGAGTAGCCGGTGAAACGGCTGGGGTGCACCCAGCCACGGCCCGCGCCCACGGTGACCGTCAGCCCGCCTGCGGCTGTCACCGGGAAGTCCTCAGCGGAGCTGAACACGCCCGAGGTGAGGCCTGCAAGGTAGGCCGCCACGTCTGCGGCATCGAAGTCGAACCCGTTGGCGGGGTATAAAACGATTTTGCTCAAAAGATCATCTCCTTACAGCTTGCGCCAGACCGGCGTACCCAGCCGCACGGTGCGGGTGGTGCTGTCGCTCTGGCTTTGGGTGATGACATCGGCCACCCGGACGGTGGCCTTGTAGCCCAGCTCCGGGATGGTGCAGAAGGCCACGTCACCAGGGGAGAGCCCCTCGGCATCGATGGTCAGCTCAATGGAGCCGGTGCGGAGCTGTTCCAGCAGCTTGTTGGTGCCCCGGGCCATGAGCCGCTCGAGGTAGGCTTGGCTTTTGGTGGTCTCGCCCTTTTCCTCGTCCGGCTGCACATCCCGGGCATCCACATAGAGCTCCCGCCGGTCGGCTCCGGTGACATCGGTCAGGCCCACGGTGACGGTGGCCCGGTTCTCGCCCTCGCCAGCGCCCTGCACCACAGCAACGTTGGCGTAGTCGCTGTCGCCAAAGGCCCACGCGGCCTGCTGCAGGTTGCCCCACTTGGTGGAAAAGCGGTTGTTGGGGTCGGCGGTGGGCCGGTAGACCTCGAACAGCAGCTTCTTATCTGCGTTCTTGCCTGCCAGCCGTACCCGGAAGCCCAGGTCGCAGGCCGCGCCGATGGTCATCAGGTAGTCCATGATGCTGCCGCCGGAGGTCTGGGCGGTGTAGGTGGTGTCGAAGCCCACAGCAGCACCCAGCTCCAGCTTGGGCCACGGCTGCATGGCACTGACCAGCCTGCGCATGGCGGCTTCCGCGTTTTCACTCTTCACGGTACTGGTGCAGGCCCGCTTGGTGAAGATCCACGTTCCCGGGAAACCGGTGACCACTAAGTTGCTGTCGGCGTTCTCGTTGCTCCGGTGGCAGATGCGCATGGGCACGTCGCTGTCGGCGCGGCGCAGCCAGCGGCCCTCCCGGAGAAGGGACAGATTCTCTTCCGTGGGTCTGACTTCCAGCGTGAACTCACCATCGGTGTTGTAGGGTTCGTCCCAGTAAAGGCTCACCCACACCTCCACCCGGCCCAGCCGAGCAAGAGTTAGTTCATCCAGCACATCCAGCGTCATGCGATCACCTCCGGCAGAATGCCCGAAACCATGGGGTAAAAGCGCACCGTCACCTGCAGGCTGGTCTCGCCGCTGTCGGCGGTGGCTTTGAGTAAGTTGTCCCCGGGGGCCAGCTCCAGCAGGTCGCTGTCCTCGTCCAGCAGGGCGAAAATGTTCTCCTCCGTGCCGTCCTCTGTCCGCTTGACGGCCAGCATGTCGGTGGTGGTGCGGTAGATCTCGATGACCTGCCCGGGGGTCAGGGTGGTCAGGATGCGGATGCTCTGGCCCGTGATGATGTTCAGCACGGTGGGGTTGACCACCGCACCGTCGCTCTTGAGGGTGGCCGTGAAGGGCACAGCCAGCGCCCCGGGGTTATAGGCATTCAGCCAGCCGACAGAGGTACGCACACCGAACCGGTGGGGCTTGGAGTAGTTGACCGGCAGCCTGAAGCTGGGCACAAAGCCGTTGATGCAGAAGCTCTGGGCGGTCAGGTCGTACCAGAAGGGTTTCGGGCAGAAGAGCATGAAGTCCAGCACCGGGTAGGGGTGGATGCTCTTTGTGTAGGGGGTCTTGGAAAGCACAAAACGGCAGAAGAATTTATCCACAAGATACATTGTGCCGCTGGTGAAATAGGGCAGCTTTTCCAGCAGTAATTCCGCATCCGCATCGCCGTGGGAGCTGTGGCAGTGGATAACGAGTTCACGGCTCACCCCGGCCACGCTCTGGCACTCCACGCTCACGCCCACCTGGTTCACGCCCTGTGCGGTCTGCACGTCCACGTCTACGCCATTGATGGGGTCGAGGGAGTAGGGCGTGCCGTAAGCCCACCCGATGTCGAGAGTGGCCCCGGCATCCGTGACCAGCTGCAAATGGTCTTTTCTGAATGGCATTGTGGAGCCCTCCTTTCATCGTTTCTGGGCCTTGGCCCGGTCGGCTTCCCAGCGTGCTTCCCGCTGGAGGTCTGCCGCCGTCTGGGCCTTGGAGTAGATATTTTGGATGATGTTGGTGTCACCCTCCCGGTGGTAGTTGTTGGCGGCTGCGGCCACCTGTGCCGTGCCGGATGCGGCCACAGACCGGCTGATGGCCATGTTGTCACTGAGGACAAGGCTGTTGGCCTGCCGCACCATCTCGGCCAGCTTGCTGTTTGCGGCCAGCAGGGCCTCGGTGTTGGCCTCCACAGCGTCGGTCAGGTCTTTGTCCGGGGTGGGGGCCGTCGGCGTGGTGGAGCCGGGTTTTGTGCCTGTGGTGGTCTTGGCGATGTCATCCAAACTGCGCTCCAACTTTGTCTGAACCCCGTCCACATAGGTGGTCACGGTCTTGTAGGAGCGCTCCACGCCGTCCACCAGCTTGGTACCCGCCTCGGTGACGGTCTTGGTCACCCTCTGGGTGATCTTGCCGGTCTCATCCTGCAGCTTCTCGGTGAGCACCTTGGTGGTCACGGTGCTGCCGTCTGCTCTGGTGGTCTTGCTGGTGTCGGTCATGCTCTCGATGACCTTCTGGGAGTTGGTAGAAGTGCCGGAGCTGCTGGGGTTGTTGATGGCCTCCTGCTGTTTCTTCCGCGCCTCCTGCCGGGCCTTGCGGTCTGCGGCGATTTTATTGGCGTAGTCCCACGCCGGATTGGAGATGTAATCAATCGTACCACCGTAGAGCCACGCCACGGAGTTATACAGGCCGATGAGGCCGTTGATGAGGATGACAAAGCCCTCGATGCCCGCCGCCACGATGCGCATCAGGCCCTCGAAGATGTAGCTCATAAAGTCCTCAACACCCGCCCAGACATTCTGGAAAGCGTTGGCCACATCCTTGTTTTTGCCGGAGAAGTTCAGCAGGGCACCCACCAGCATCCCGATAAGGGATATGACAAAGAGGATGGGGTTGGCATCCATGGCCACGTTCAGGGCAGTCTGCCCGGCTGTGGCGCTGGCTGCGGCGGGCACGAACTGCGCCACCAGACCCATGGCCAGATTGGCGAGGTTCCCGAACACGCCGCCCAAAGCGCTGCCCAGCTGGTTGAGCGCCCCCATGGCCACGCTCTGGATCTGCGCCTGCTGTTCCTTGGTGCAGGCCTGCCAGAAGTAGGAAGCCGCCCACAGGCCCAGCTGCTCGAGGTCGCCATCCTTGAGGGCCGTTGCCAGCGTCTCGATGGCCCCCAGCGCATCTGTCTGGATGTCGGCCTGGATCTGCGCCCATCCCTCGTCCAGCTTGGTGCGGAACTGCTCCGTGAGCAGCTCACCCATGCTGCCGTACTGGGGCCCGGCATCCTCGATGGTCTTTGCCACGGTCTGGGTGCCGTCGGCGGCGATGGTGGTCACGGTCTTGACCGTGCGCTGCACGCCGTCGATGATTTCAGTGCCGGTGGCGGTGATCGTCTGTTCGACCTGTTCAGAACCGTCGGCCAGCAGTTTCGTGGTGGTCTCGGTGGTGGTCTTTACACCGTCTACGAGGGCGGTCTGGGTGTCCTTAGTGGTGGATACCACATCCCGGACTGCCTCGATGCTCTGGGTGACCTTCTGGCTGCCGTCCGCTGCCGTGGTGGTGATGGTTTTAACGTCCGAGAGAACCCCGTCCACCATCTGACGGCTGGTTTCGGTGACGGTCTGCTTCTGCTGTTTCGTGCCGTTTTTCAGGGTCTCATGGACCGTTTCGGTGGTACGGGTGACCCCGTTCTCAATCTGCGTGCTGGTGGAGGTAATGGAGTTCACTACCTCAGATGCAGCCTTTTTGGCGGAAGAACTGGCCTTTTTCGAGGATGCAGAAACAGCACTGGCCGCTTGCTCAGTGGTCTTTTGTGCAGCTTTGGCCTCCTCTTGCAGTTCCGTCCAGCTCTTGGTGCTGATGCCTTGCCCGGCCTGGGCTGCCTTGTGCCGTGCCTCCCGGTTGGCTTTGGAAGTGGCCGCTGCAGCCTGTGCATCCTTGTCTGCTTTGTAGTCATCGTAGCTGGAAAAGCCGGTATAACCATCCTTCCCGAGAAAGCTGTTCAGCTTGTAACTGAGCTTGTCCAGCCAGCCGATGGCCGCACCGATGGTGCTTTGGGCGATATTGGCGACGAACTGAAATGCCCCACTCACGAAGTTGCGGAAGGTCTCACTGGTCTGATAGGCAGTCACAAGGGCCGCTGCAAGAGCAGCCACCACAGAGACGGCGATTCCGACCGTGTTTGCTTTCATCACGGCATTGAGTGCCGCTTGAGCAACAGCCAGACCGGTCGCCCCGCCTTCGGCAGCTTTATGGGCGGCAGCAAGGGCAGTAGTCGCAGCTGTTTGTACCACCGTAGCGGCAGAGGTGGCGGTCAGGTAGCCCTTGTAGGTCAGAAATGCCACGCCGGCAGAGGTGACAACGGTGATGACCAGACCAATGGTGTCTTTCAGTTTGGCCAGCTTCTGGTCATCCTCCGTGATGGAGACCACCAGCTCGTTGGTCTTGACGATGAGGTCGCCAAGAGCCGAGAACAGGCCGTCAGTCAGTTTGCCGGTAAGGGCAGCCACGTTGTCCTGCAGGGTAGACAGCCGTCCGTTGAAGGTCTGGCTGGCTTCCAGCATACCGTTGTAGAACTGCCCGCCTTCACTGGTGGCAGCTTCCACAGCGGCCTGCAATTCCTCAAAGCCCACCTTGCCATCCGAGATGCGCTTGTACAGGTCGGACATGCTTTCGCCGGTGGCCTCGCAGATCTGATTGAGCGGGTTAAAACCCGCGTCAATCATCATGTTCACGTTTTCCAGCGTGACCTTCTGGGCGCTGGACATCTTGCCATAGGCCCGGACAAGGGTCTGCATCTTGTCTGCGTTGCCCAGAGAAATGTCGCCCAGCATCTGCAGCACGTTGGTGGTGTCGTCTGCCGCAATGCCGAATTGCAGCAGGGTCTGGGTTCCCTCAGTCAGATCAGACAGGGTGAAGGGTGTGGATGCTGCCATTTTGCGGATCTCTTCCAGCTTTTCGGCGGCAAGCTGTTCGTCACCCAGCATGACCTTGAAATTGGTGAGGTAGCTCTCCATGTCCCGGTTGTAGGACAGACCGCTCTTCACCACGCTCAGCAGGGCATCGGCGGCTTTCTTAGCGAAATCGGCGATCATCTGCCCGGCGGCTACCGTCCATTTATTGACGCTCTGCTCTGCCGGGTCGCTGTTCAGCCGGACATCACCCGTAATACTGAAATCAGCCATTGGGGGCGCTCACCTCCTCGTCATCGCCATGCCTGAGCCGCTGCAGGAAGGCGGCATTGTGGTCGGCCACCGTGACTGCCGTCCGGGTGTGCCGCAGTTCTTTGGGCAGGGCAAAGGTCTCCTTCAGGTCCTCGTACTGCTGGCGCTGCCTGCCCTCCATGCCGGAGGTGTCCATCGTGCGCCAGGACATAATCTTCGCCATGGTGGTTTCCTCCGGCAGCCCCCGCAGCAGAGCCAGAAACCGCCACCAGTGGATGCGCTCTGCCGTAAGGTCGATGTGGTAAGCCTGCTGAAAAGCTGCGGTCAGATAGTCCGCGTCACAGGCAAAATCCATGGCAAGCTCACCGGAACCGCTGCCTTTGCCGCCGGAACGTCCGGGCGGGTCGGCCCCGTGGTAAAAGCGCAGTAAACTTTCATAGGCCTCCGGGGCCAGCTGGGGCGGAATCGGCTCCCGGTAGAAGCGCCGGAACGCTTCCTGCGCAAAGGCAAGGGTGTCCTTTTTCTCCCGCTTGCGCTGATACTGGTTCGACAGCCAGACCATGGGCCGAAAGTCCGGGTCGATGGCGCGGCCCTCCCACTCGGTAGGCAGTGGTTCCAGCAGGATGTCAGCCATGATGACGGCGGCGCTTTGCCTTGCGCCGCTGCTCACGGTTCAGCTGAGGAGCCAGAAGGCTGGGGTCAAACTTCTGCTTTTCCTGATTAGCAGCCCGGGTCAGTTCGGTCATCACGGTAAGGGCCTTGCCCAGGTCATTGCCGTCCAGCCCCAGAGCAGCCGCAGAACCTTTGCCCAGCACATCATCGACAAACGCTTCCACGATGCGGCACTGGCCGCGGATACCCTCGGCATAGCTCATGTTAGGGGTCTGCTGTGCACGCTGACGCTCGGCCTCCTCGGCCTTTTCCAGCTTTGCCTTTGCCTGCTCCAGCCGCTCGATATCGTTGGCGTTCAGGCTGGAAAACGCAAATTCCTTATCAAAGATCTTCATGGTCGTCTCCTATCAAAAAAGCCCTCGCCGGTCAGGACGAGGGCACGGAGCTACGGGCAGGATCAGCCTGCCGCAGCGGTAGAATAGTCGAACTTGGCAGGGGTGCCGATGCCCTTTACATCGCAGGCAAAGGTGGCGATTGCGCCGGCAGAGCCGCCCACGTCGCTGGTGACGATGAATGCGGCTTCGCCCTTCTCGCCCTTGCCGGTGCGCAGGGAGAAATAGATGTAGGGCAGGATGACGCTCTGGCCGAAGCCATAGATCATCTCGTGGCCCAGAATGAAGTCCTGGAACGCATCGCCCTTGCAACGGTCGCCGTTGATGGCGAGGGTGCGCTGAACGCTGCCCTTGGTGGTAACGGGGCCGGTGCGGATGTAGGTATTGTCAGAGGTGGAAGCGTTCAGTGCGCCGCTGTGCTCCCGCACATGGTCGGCACAGACGGTCCAATCCTTGACGGCATCCTTCTTGCTGGCCTCGGTGCAGATGGCCAGCACAAAGTCATCGGTGTTCTCGATGCCCTTGTAGTCGGCGCTGGGGGTGATGCCGGAGGCGGTAACAGCTTCAGTAACAGTCATGTTGAAACTCCTTTCGGTTGGTAATAAACGAGCCGGAGCTGCATCTGCATTTTGCAGCTTCCGGCGCTGCTGGTAACGATATAGCCCGATGCGGTGACCGATACGCTGAGGGGCTGCTTTGGGGCTTCCAGCTGGGGCAGGTTATGCCGGTCATTCTGGGCAAGCACCCAGTCGGTCAGCTGCTCAAAAAAGCCGCTGTTGGCGATCTGGGTGCTCTGGGCCTCGCTGTATTCCCGACGGCTCAGGAATACATAGCTTTTGGCCATGTTCCTGCCGGAGAAATAAGTGGTCAGCACAGGGTCTGTGGGGGAATCCTCAATGGAAAACTCGGCCACCGGCTCCGGGGAAAGCCCGGAGATACGGAATGCTGCCCCGTTCTCGGTCTGTTCTTCGGCGATGAGCGGGCAGGTCTTGAGCCACTCCCGCATGGCCGTGATGGTGGCTTTCTCGCTCATAAGTGGCCCATCCCTCCCCAGAACATGGTAACGGCACGGGTCGCATAAAGGGCCAGATGCTCTCCCATGTCTGCAAGTGCCCGCTGGCCCCAGTAGGAGCCGCGCAGACCTTTGTACTTGTCGGCTTCCTGCCCACGTTCTTTGTTGCCCATGAAGGTGCGCAGGTCGCTGCCCTCGGCGTGCAGGTAATACTGCTTGCGGGCGTAGGGGGTGTTGTACACCAAAAGGCCCTCGTCATACTTGGAAGCAGTCTGCACGCTGTTTTTCAGTGTGCCGGTGTCCAGCGGAACATAGCTGTCGATGAGCCGGGCCGCTTCCTGTGCCATGGCATACTGCGCCTTTTGCAGGGCAGCAGTCTTTTCGGCACCGAAGTCAGGCCGCCAGGAAAGCTGCATCTGAACGCCGTCCACCTTGTAGCGCAGGCCGTAGGGCTGATCAAAAACAGGCTTGCTCATTTCCTCAGCTCCCCTCTACATGAAAATGCGGCAGCAGCGGTTCCCGGTTGTCGGAGACCGCCGCCACCGTGCAGCAGATGTGTGTTTTCTCGAGGGCGGCATACTCGGCCTCGGTCAGGCTGCGGACAGCGCCGCAGATGAGCTTGCCGCCCCGCTTGAGCGTCCAGTGTGCCGCCTTTTCCCCGGGCGGGAGCTTTGCCCACTGGAAATAGGGCAGATACCCGGCGGCAGGGGGCAGCCGGACATGGACTGTCCGCTGGGGGTCGCCGCCGGAGGTGTCCAGCTTCTCCCGCCAGCTGCACCCGGGGATGACGTGGCAGACAGGCCGGTCGATCTCGGTGGCGGTGTCGTGGATGAGGTTCACAACGGTAACGCTGCACTGCATCAGAAACACCCCCGATACAGCAGGCCGTGGGGGTCGTGCCCCAGGCAGCCGGAAAGAATGCTGTACGCTTCGGCGACCTGCTTTTCGGCCAGTGCTCCGTCGGAGAACGTCACGGCAAAGCCGTCGTTGTTGACGCTGGTCACGCCCGGCGCATAGCCGGTGGCAGCGCGTGCCGCTTCGGCCCGTTCAAGGCTCTGCACGATGGACGCACAGGCCATGGCCAAAGCTTCGGCACAGTCGGCGCAGCCTTTGGTGTGGGCTTCGGCCCGGCCAAAGGTGGCCCGGTCAATGAGCTTCGAGGCCCGGAAGCACAGCGGCGTGAACGCGGCTTCGTCCAGCGTACCGCCCGCTGTCTGGTACTGGTCGTAGGTGCAGTAAAGCATGGGGGCCTCCTTATGCTGCGACAGCCGCAGCGGTCAGGAATGCGAACGGAACCTTGGAGCGGTCTGCGTTCATGCGGGTGGCGGGGTTGGGCAGTGCCCAGCCCATACGCATCACAACGCGCAGGGCCACCATATCCTGCTGGGCCAGATTGTAGACGATCTCCTTGGTGGAGGGATCCTGAATCACGCCCTGATCCAGCAGCTTCACGGTGACATCCTGACGGATGGAGTACACCAGCTTCTTGAAGTTGCCTGCGATCAGCTGGGCCTTGGAAGCATCGAAGCCGCCGTTCTCGGGGAAGTACATGGGCGCACCGTCCAGCGCGTAGGTGGTTGCACCCTGCATATCGGAGCGGAACAGCGGGCGGCCATTGGTATCCAGCAGGCCGCGCAGCTCTGCCTTGGCGGTCAGGTCGCCCACCACGGCATCCACGCCGAAGCCGCCAGCTTCGACCTTGGAGAACAGACCATCCTTGCCCAGCAGCTTGGTGTAGTCGATGGGGCCGGTGACCTTGTTCTTTGCGGCAAGGGTCAGCACGTCGGTCGTCCACTCGGTGGGACGGTCACCGCCAAACAGGATGGCGTTGTCGATCTTTGCGCCCATGGCCTCACGGACGCGGGGCTGTACCTCGCCCATGATGTCAAAGGAGGAATCTGCCAGAACGGCCTCGGGCACAGGAACGATGACAGCCAGCTCTGCGGCGGTCATGTAGACGTTGTCCCATTCCTGCTTGCTGGTTTTCTTCATGCCGGTGTCACCGTTGACCCAGTATGCCAGAGGCAGCATGGACAGCACGGGGATCTTGGTCTGGTTGGAGGTCATGTTGGCAAGGCGGGTACCCAGCTGCATCACGATGGAGCTCTTGGGCACATCCTGCTGGATGGTGTTCACCAGCTGCTCCCGGATCAGGGCCTCAGCCTTATTGCGGGCGATTGCATCAATAGCCATAATAATCAACCTTTCTGGCCGAACGCTGCGCGGAATGCAGCATTTGCGGCCTCATGTGCGTTTGCGGGCTGGCGGTTGCCGCCCGGTGCGGAGGTAGAAAACTGTACCATACCGCCGTCCGGCAGAATGGCGCTGGGGTCTGCGGCCTTGAAGGTCTTGACATAATCATCAAAGCCCAGGATCTCGCCGTCCTTCATAGCAAAATTCTGGGCCTTTGCCTCGGCAAGGAATGCCTTACGGGCGCTCTCGCTGGAAAACTTCAACCCGGCGGCCTTGCGTTCCAGCGCATAGCCCTTTTCGAGGGCGGCTACCTGGCTGGCAGCGTCAGTCTTGGCCTGTTCTGCCTTGGCCTTCCACTCGGGGTCGTAGCCCTCCAGTTTGCCGTTTGCAGTGTTCAGCTGTTCGGTCAGGGTGGTCTTTTCGGCCTTGAGGGTCGTGATCTCATTGGCCTTTGCCGTGATGTCAGCGCCGTGCAGGTTCATAATGCTGTCCAGCTGTTCCGGCGTGATACCGGGGATGATTTTGCTCACATCTTCACGTTTCAATGTTGAGTGCTCCTTTCTGGTCAATGTTTGACGAATGGATCCGTTCGGTTTTGTAACGCGGTTCGCCTTCCGCATGGATCCCGGGCAGGGTACGCGCTGCCCGCCGCGATGGTTGCTTCCGACACAAATGTCGGGAACATGGCACCGTTTGCAGGGCTTGAACCTGCGGTATCCGGTTTTGGAGACCGGCGCTCTTCCATCTGAGCTAAAACGGCATGAAAAAAGCGCCCCTGCTCAAACGAGCAAAGACGCTTGCGGTATTTGGTTGTCAGATGCCGGGGACGATTTCCTTAACACCCTTTGCAAATGCGGCGGCCTTTTTCATCAGACTGTTTTCCTGAAGATATTCAAGCCCCTGTAAGGTGATATGAGGTTCCATGGGTGGTTCGATGCGCTCCGGCTGGCGAATGTAGCGGACGATGTTCAGGCCCTCAATGTAACCTGCTTTCTGCAGCTGAATCAAAAGTGCCTGAAACCGGTTCGGATTCGTACCGAAGCGCTCGGCAGTAAAACCAGCGCAATCGAACTCCTCAAAGTCCATGCTTTGCTGCAAATACTTCAAAATGCGGTAGATGACACGAAAATCTTCCATGATGACACCTCACTTCTTTTTGTTTAAGTCCATATACAGATACGCTTCCGGGTCGCCATACGCTTCCCGAGACCACTGTCGGTCTTGCTTGGCTGACAGGCGGGTCATGTGCAGCCAGACATCTCCATCTGTTCGCAATGCCGGATTCTTTTGCATTTCGTTCCAGATTGCAGAGGGGTCATCAAGCAGAAGCACTTCACTTTTTGTCATCTTTCAATCCCTCGATAAAATGATAGAGCTGCGGGTCTTTCTCTTTCAGGGCAGAGGGCTCCTGATAAAAAGCGCGATACCCTTCACTGAAATATTCCTTCAGCATATCTTCATTGATCTGCATCGTTCCGGCTTTAAAAATTCCATCCGTGGGAGATTCATATAGCCGTCCCTGATACTCAGAAATGAATTTGCTGTTCTGAAGAAGATAAATCGCTTGTGTATAGGTACTGTCATCATACACGATTTTAGAAAAATCTTCAACATCAATCCCGGATTTTCGGATGCTGATGTATTTGGAGTTGTGCCGCAGGTCGAGGGAAATCTCCAATGCGTGGCCATACTCGTGAATAACATCACCGCTTTTGCGCTCAGGGTGAAGATAAAGCGTTTTGTCTGGATAATAATAGCCGCTTCCAGCGGCATCTTTCTCTGTCATTACGACCTTGTTGATGATGCTTTCAGCCTTATCGCGCTGCCATTGAGGAATGACGGAAAGCTCTTTTTCAATGCCTTCACGCTCAGACTGTGAAACACTATCAGAAAAATTGAGTTTTTGAAGAATGCCGCGTGGCTCTTGCTTCTTCGCCGCCCACGTTGCCTTGCTGCCCTCGCTCCTGCCAAAGCCTGCCACGCTGGTGCGGGCACTGTCGGCCCTGCCGCCGGTGGCGCTGATAAAGTCGGCCAGATCCTGACGGGCCTGCCTCAGCTTCACCGCGCTAGCGGTGGTGTCGGCCCCGGCGGCATCCTCAGCCAGATACCGGCGCTTGTACTTGCGCACGGTGCGTTCCCGGGCCCGCTGCATCTGGCTGATCTCGTACCGGGTGTATCTGCCGCCGTTGTACTTGATGTCCCGGGCGTTGAGGGCTTCCAAACTCTCCTGCGTCCACGCAGGCGGTGCACCCAGCTCAGGGAAGATGGCAAAGAAGGTATGACGGCAGTTCCAGCCGCAAAGCCCGGCCCCGGTGCCGTAGCCGGTGGCGGCCTCGAAGTCCGGGTAATGCTTGCCCATGTAGTCCACAGCGCCGCCCCGGTGGAACTGCCTGCCCTGCCACTCAGCGTGGGAAGGGCGGGCCCCGCCGTGGGCCGTGGTCTCGAAGAACTCCACTCCCATCTCATCGGCCCGGGCCACCTGCAGCTTTGCACCGGTCTGGTTGACCCCAGTGAGCACCGCCCGGCGGGCGGCCACTTCCAGCGTGTCGGTGTGGCCGGTGGGGTAGGTGACGTATTTCATGGTGTCGGCCAGACTGTCCACCGCGCTCTTGACGGCGTTCTTGTAGTCGAACGCGCCGCTGCTCACCTTGAGATGGGCACGGTCGAGAGCGGCTTCAAACTGGCCGCTGACGGTGTTGGCCGTGGTGGCGGTCAGGTTGTGGAAGGTTCCCGCCGTCTGCTGATAGCCAGCGTTGAGCAGGGCCTGCAGGGTGGCATTCTCGGAAAAGGGTGTGGGCTCCTTGCCGTAGTGGTAGTAGATCTCGTCCTCGTTTTCCATGGCCCGGGTGGCCGCTTCCTGCATGAGCCGCCGGATCTCGGCTTCGCTCCTGCCGGTGTAGCGGGCCAGCTTCTTTACCACGTCCTGCCGGAGGGCTTCGGTCTGTTCATACCGCCACAGCTGCCAGTTTGCCGTGGGGGTCAGGGCTTCCATTTTGGAGATGCGCCGGGCCACGTCCCGCAGGATATCATCCTCGACCTGCTGAAATAAAAGCACCAGCCGGTCGGGTGCGTGGTCGAGATAGTCCGGGGCCAGCATCAGGCACCCCCGCCGAAGTTCAGCTCAGGCTGCTTGTTTTCGGCATCGGCTTCGGCGGCAATGGCCTTTGCGTCTGCCTCGCTGTATCCCTCGAACTCCACCAGATACCGCCAGAACGGGAACTTCCCGGCGGTAACGTATCCCCAAAACATCTGCTTGCGCTCCTTGGGGTCTGAGATGATGGAATCATCGAAATCGAAGGTTACATTGCACTCGCCCGGCAGAGGAACCGACGCACCGCTGTGCCATGCGGCATCCAGCAGGACGTTCACAGCATAGACCAGATCGGTGAGTGCTGTGCCGAGGGCCCGCTGCAAGTCCTTCACGGTGGTGTAGCTGCGCTGTTTGCTGCTGCGGATTTCCTCAGCGGTCTTATCAACGTTCTGCGGATCAGACAAAGTACCATAGGCAAGGCCGCACTGGAATTCGATGCGCTTGAGCATGGCATCCAGCCCTTTGCGATAGCTCTCATCCCGCAGGGTGGGGGCAAACACCTCGTAAAGGTTCCGACCACCGGAGACGCTGCCATTGATCCAGTTGCGGTAGAGCCGCTGTTCCCGCAGGGGCATCGTGGAACCGCCGTCAGAGCCCGGGCGCAGGGCGGTCTGGTCTACATCAAGAGCCAGCTGGCCGCCGCTGTACTCCCAGAGCAGTGCGCCATACTGCTCATCTGCATCCCGGATGATGTCCACTGCCGGAGCGTACACGCTGACACCCAGCGGGGAATGCCGGTCAGCGGCGTTGCCCTTGGGAGCCTTGAAATAGCCCCACAGCGGCCTGCTCACGCCGGTGAACTCCGTATGCGGGGCCAGTGCAGCCCACTCCGCAACGTCGGTCAGCGGAACTTCGACACCGATGTCAGCGCTTGTCATGGAACGGAACGCCTTGACGGTGACGGTATATTTCCCGCCGGAAAACTCGTGGTTTTCCAGCCGGGTGTAGATGCGGCCACCCCTTACAAGATGATCGTAAAAAATAGCCCCGGTCATACGTCCGGAGCTATCAAAGCGGGTGGGACAGAAGCAATCCCCCTGCACCACATCAATCTGGATGCGGCCCTCAGGGTCGAGATAGGGCCGGAACAGTACCCCACCAAGGGCACAGCCGTACTCCACGGGAATGCGCAGGTCTGCAATAAAGGGTTTGAGCAGCGCATTGATGCTGTCCGCCCGGGCACTGCCGGAGACAAGGCATTCCATTTCCAGTGTGGTCAGCCGGGCCAGCTCGGCGGCAATGCTCTGCGGCAGGCCCAGACTGTGCAGCGGGTCTTTGCCGCCGTGACACCATGGGCCGCCGGTATCGTACATCTGTGCCCAGAGGGTGATGGCACTCTCCATGGGGGCAGACACGCTGACGCTGATGGGAGTGTCCTCCCCGAACCAGAGCCGGGCCTTCTCCCGCAGCCACGAAAGCAGTTTGTCAAACATTACTTGGCTCTCCAATCTGCCCAGCGGATGAGCGGGGCGAATATCGTGTAACAGAAATAGCGGATATCATCCATGGCATGGTCGTTCTCTTTCACGACCCTGTCCTCCTTGGCCTTGTCGTCCCAGGAATATGCGCCGAACTCCCGGCGGGAATCGGTGCAGCTTTCATGGATCCGGACAAGTCCGGCCTGCATCATGGAAGCTACGCAGCGGATCCCGTTCAGAACGTCGTTGTCGGCGGGGATGACCTGATACCTGCCGTGCCGTCGGATGGTCTCGATAAAAGACGCGGCAGACGGATCTACACACACAGCCTGAATGTAATAGCCTTTTGTGAGCCGTTCCAGCTCGGCGTAGTGCTCCTCATCGGTGCGCTGCACACGTTCTTTCCGGCTGTCAAAATAGCTCTCCCGGATACGCAGGGCCTTACCGTCATGGATGACCCATAGCCCCATGCTGCATGGGTTATGTGTGCCATAGTCGATGGACACATAAAATTGACCGTCGATGCCGGCTGAGCTGCCGTGGAAGAGGTAAGGATCCGCGCAGAGCGAAAAGAAGGGATAGACCAGACCGGACGCATTGCACCAGTGGCCCAAAATGAAGCGGTCGTAATAGACAGTCCCGGCCAGCTCGTGCTTCAGGTGCTCCACGAACTCCTGCGGGAGAAAGGGGTTGTCGTCGATGGTGGAGGTCTGGCAGAAGATGTCCACCTCGGGGTCATCGATGAACTTTTTGAGAAAATGCTCCTGACTGTCCGGGTTAGCTGTGCCGTCGAAGTGGGAATGAGGACAGCGCAGGCGGGTCTTGAGCATCTGGAACACGTCTTCATCCCAGGTGGTCATCTCATCGCCGTAACCGTACTCGATGGTCATGCCCTGAATACGGGCAACGTGTTTTTTGCTGTCCGCGCCCAGAATGTGGACCCGGCGGCCAAACAGCCGGGCAGTGTTGTCGCTGCTGATGGTTCCCACAAGGGCCTCGCCCCAGATCTCTCGCATGGGGTCCAAAACGTTCCGGCTGATGGTGCCCTGTGTGTTGCCCAGCATTACCGCTGCGCCCTCACCCCGCAGAGCCAGAAGGCGCTGGGGAATGACCACGGCATAGTCCAGCCAGCTCTTGCCGGAACCGGTAGCCCCAACTTTCAGGTTCCACCGGTGTGAACAGGAAGCAAGATATTCTTTCTGCTTAGTCGATAACACTGTCTACTCCTCCTAGGATCTTGCGGGCCTCGGCCAGCTGATCAGAGGCATCGCCGGACACGCCGTTGAACATTCCCAGATGCCGCCCCAACAGATCCAAGGCTTTCAGCTTGTCGGCCAGCTTGACCTCCTGCTCCAGACCGTCCTCTCCGAAGGTCTTGACCTTGACCGACTGCACAGCAGCCAGATCGTCCGGTGCGGCATCGCTTTTCAGGGAAGCCGTCCTAGCATCGATGAGGTCGCCCGCGTTGACGAACGCCACCTTGGCCAGCTCTCGCACCACCCGGTCAGCGGACACGCCGGTGCGGCGGCTCTGCTCGGCCTGAAGCTGTGCGATGCGGTTCTGGATACTAACATTCGCTAACAGCCGTGCCGCCTGCTCGTTGGCCGTCTTTGGGGAGTATCCGGCACGGATGGCCGCCTGGGTCGCGTTCAGGTCGATCATATATTCTTCACAGAACCGCGCCTGCTTGTCGGTCATCCTCACCACCTCTCTCGTTGTCAGGGTACAAAAAAGCCGCCCTGAGCGGATGCTCAGAACGGCAGTTGTAATCAGGAAAAGCCCGGCCGGTGCAAAAAAGCTGTTAAGCAGCAAAAGGAGAAAACCGTATCAAGAGGAGGAAAACAAACCTCCGGTCGGGCCGCCAGCACGAAGGGAGTAAGGATGCCTTTCCTGCTGGGCTTTGCAGCATAGAGTATAGCACACTTGAACTAGTGCTTTTTAGTGCGTCATGGGTCTGTGTCCAGAAGTTGCACCGCTTTTTTGTGTCGTCGGAGGACCCAACTGACATCGAGGGAGAGCCGGTCAGCGATCAGCTCCCACTTGTGCCCACAGATATATCTCCGGTACAGAATCGTGAAGTCAAGCTCATCATCCAGCTGCTGTAGCGCAAAGATGATTTCTTTGCGAATGCGGGTGCTTTCCTCACACTGGGCTTTGTAAGCGCCCCGGGCTTCGTCGATGCGTTCTACTGCACGGGGCAATGTTTGGCCGTCTCCTCCGCCGCCCGGCACAGCGGAAAGGCACTGGGTCATGTTGGAAGCGTCTGTCTTCAGCGTGTCCAGCTCATCCAGCCGCAGCTGTTCGAGCCGCTTCGCTTGCTGATACCTTCTCAACCAGGCCTTCTTCTCTTCGTAGGTCATCCCCACACCTCCACACGCACGAACACACCGCAGGGGGCCGACCAGAACTTCTCCACGATCTCGCTGCACACCTGGGCATCATCGTGCCAGAAGTGCAGGCGGGTCATCTCGTCCTTGAGGGCCTTTTCCAGATTGTCAGTATCAGGTTTGGAGGTGCGCCAGCTGCCGTCCGGGCGGCCCTCGGGGGCAAAGCACCACTTGACCACCAGCCGCACTGGCTTCCCGGCGGGCACGGGCTGATCCGGTGCATGGGGTGCCAGGTAGGCGTGGAGCTTGGCCCGGGCGGCTTTCAGTTCGGCGCTGTCGTGGAGCACGGCACAGGGCTTGCCGCCCTTCATGTAGGCGTGCAGCTCCTTGGCGTTGTGGGTGGTGGTGGGCGGCTTCATGGGCAGGAAGAATTGAGCAATGGGCAAAAATTGCACGTTCGTTTCACCTCGTTCTTTCTTTTTTGTTCGGCCAACGTGATGGGGAGGGTTCCCCGGAGGGATGGGGGCTGTGTTCGCCCCATCCTCTGGGAGACCCCATCACACACGGACGGATTTTGTATATTATATATAGGCTATTTTCCGTCCCGGATTCGGAAAAATAGCCGCTATTTTCCGAAATCCGTAAGCGGATGCGGATTTGTGATAGCCGCTATTTTACCGTTTTTGTACTATGTGTAAAGCGAAATATTGCAGGCTGTAATTTACCCTGCGCTGCCGGGTTCTTTGCGGCCGATGTCCGCGCCGTCGATCCAGAAGCCGCCGTCCGCTTTCAAACGACGGCGTACGGTATCCGGTTTCAGCCCCATATATTCGGCCATGGAGTAGACCGTTACCTTTCCATCCATCATGCAGGCTTCAAAGGCGGTGTCCAGCTCGGCCTTTTTGTCCTTGCTGACTTTGTCCTTATTGCCCCAGCGCTTGGATGCGCCCCGGGTACCCAGTGACTTGTAATCGCTGTCCGGCTGCAGATCCTCCAGCAGGCCGGTGTCCGGCTTGTGGACGGGGTAGTCGAACCAGAGGTTCACAGGGTCGAAGCGGGCGAACTCGCGCAGGGTGCCCTCAATGCGCCAGGCGGTCATGCTGTCGGCTTTTTTCTGGGCGGCTGCGATCTGTGCATCGATGGCCCGCAAGTCGGCCATGCCAAGGTGTTCTTTGGCAATGGCCAGCATCCGGCTTTTGCTCAGGGCATCGTCCGGGCCGTAGACATCGGCATGGCCGCGCTTGTCCAGCATGGCCTTGAGCACACGGCAGGCGGCCTTGTTGTGGAGCTGTTCCAAGATGGCATCGGTGGGGGTGAGCTCTGTCATATCCAGCATGGCATCCGGGTCACGGGCAAACACGCCGGAGCCGCTGGCGCGGTCCATGCTGCGCTTGCCGCCCTGGGCACCCTTGGAGTGGTGGTGGCAGTAGATCACGGCACAGTCCAGCGCACGACAGACAAGGTCGAACTGGTTGCAGAACTTTGCCATCTGGTCGGCACTGTTCTCGTCGCCGGTCAAAACTTTATAAATAGGGTCAATAATAACCGCTAAGTAGCCTTTGTTGCTGGCACGACGAATGAGCTTTGGCGCTAACCTGTCCATGGGAACGGATGCGCCACGAAGATGCCAAATTCGGATATTGTGCATAATTGTCTGCATTTGCTCTTTTGGATAGCCCAAGGCTTTGTAAACCTCGATGAAGCGGTTAATACAAGAAGCACGGTCTAATTCCAAATTGACATAGTAGACTTTACCTTGAGCACAATTAAAACGTCCAAGCCACGGTTTTCCAGCGGCGATAGCAATGCACAGTTCAATCAAAGCAAAGCTCTTGCCTGCCTTACTTGGACCCGCCAGAAGCATTTTGTGCCCTTTACGGAGCACGCCATCAATTAGTGCTTCTGCCAATGCGGGAGGTTCAAGGCATTCCTCGCCAAGGTCTTCATCATCAGGCAGTTCATCGGTCTCGGCTTCCAGCCAGTCCCGCCACTCGTCCCAGCAGCTTTTGCCGATGTTGGTCTCCAGCAGGGTTTGCCGCTGACTGCCGCGCAGGATGCCGGGCATCCGGGAAAGGCGGCTGGGGTTGCGGTTCTGCTGGTCGAGGGTCAGACCATTCTTCTGGCAGGCGGCATAGAGGTAATCCACCCGCTTGCGGTATTCGGTGTAATCCGGGGCATCCACCTTGACGATGGCGTGGACGCTCTTGCCGCCGGAGTAGACCAGGGCGGCACAGGGTAGCTCCAGCTGCTTGATGATGGCCTGTTGTCTGCCCAGATCCATGTTGTCGCATTCCACCAGAGCGTAGCGGTAGGCGGTGATATTGGCATCCTTGCGGCCCGTTCCGTCCACCGGGTTGAAGCAGATCCACGCGCCCACCTCGGGGTCGCAGTCGCCCACCACCTTGCCGATGTCCCCGCCGCAGGTGTCCAGCTCTGCGATGAGCTGGCCTGCGGTGCGGTCCCAGCAGCCTCTGGTGGGGCGGCGGCGGTCGTCGGCCATGAAGCTTTCGGTCACATAGGCCACGTGCTCGTCCTGCTCAAAAAGGGCCTGCAGGTAGCGACTGAGCTGGTCAACTGGGTCCCACTGCTCAGGCAGAGCCAGGTCGTGGGATTCCACCCACCGGGGGTCCACCAGCTGCCCCTCCGTTCTGGAGGAGCCGGTGGTGAGCTCGTCGCCCCAGTCCAGCGCGTGGCCCGCGGGGCCGCTCCATCCGTGGCTGTAGGCCAGCTGGAAAATGCTGCTCTCGGTGACAGGCTTTGTGCTGCCGTGAAAGCTCTCCCACTTCCGGGCACACTCACCCTTATGGTAGCGGCCCCCGTCCCGGGCGCTCCATGCTTCCCAGACGGTGACGGGCAGGCCCGCTTCCTTGAGGCCCATGCCCACCATCGTCCACTCCTCATAAGTCAGGGAGGCCGGGGAAATGAAGTCCAATGCTTCTTTGAGTTCAATCTCATCATTCATCTGCGTTACCATACATCCCATGCGGGTGTTTCAGGCGGGGCGGGCGGCGTATAGGTGCTTGGGGTAACACCCTTGGGCACACCCCGCCAGCCCTGGGCCGCAATGCGGTCGATCATGTGTTTGGCCTGCTCAAAACTCCATGTGCCCACATGCTGGAAGCCGTATTTTTCCAGACAGCGGATCTGTTTTGGTGTGGTGAGGCCTTCATCCCGGCGCTTGTGCAGCCGGTCCAGCAAAAGGCTGGCCTTGCCTGCCGATTCCACCGCATCCGGCAGAATGCCCAGCTTTTCGAGGGCGGAGGTCTGCTGTTCGGTGGGCGGCCCGGCTTCCCAGCCAAAGGCCGGCACATAGCCGGACAGATCCTCGGCCTGAATGCTCATTTCGTATTGGAGCGGGTCCACCAGCATTGCCTTTTTGCGGCGCTGTTCGGCCAGCTGTTTTGCAAGGGCCTCTTCCCGCTGGGCCACCACGTCCTCGCAGGCCTGGGCGGCGGCTTCCTCGATGTCCTCGGGCGCACCGGTCTCTGTCAGATTTTCGGTCATCTGCCGGGCCACGGCCCTGTCCTCGCACACAAGGTCTGCCGGGCGGCAGAGCTCGTGCTTGTCGGTCATCCACAAAAAGTCGAGGAGCAGCAGGTCGGTCTTGCCCTCGGCCAGACGTGTGCCGCGTCCCACCATCTGGCTGTACAGGCTGCGCACCTTGGTGGGCCGCAGTACCACCACACAGTCAACACTGGGGCAGTCCCAGCCCTCGGTGAGCAGCATGGAATTGCAGAGCACGTTGTACTTCCCGGCATCGAAGTCGGCAAGCACTTCCTTTCGGTCGGCACTCTGGCCGTTGACCTCGGCGGCCCGGAACCCCTGTGCATTCAGCAGATCCCGGAACTTCTGGCTGGTTTTGATGAGGGGAAGGAACACCACTGTCTTGCGGCCTTTGCATCGCTGTGCCATCTCAGCGGCGATCTGCTCCAGATACGGGTCCAGCGCCGTGCCAAGTTCCCCCACGGCGTAGTCGCCGCCGCTGAGGGGCACGCCGGAGATGTCCAGTTTCAGGGGAATGGTCTGGGCCATGATCTTGCACAGATAACCCTCTTTGATGGCATCGGTCAGCTTGTACTCATAGGCCAGGCTGTCGAACATCTCACCCAGGTTCCGCATGTCGCCGCGGTCTGGGGTGGCGGTCACACCCAGCACCTTTGCATTCTCGAAGTAGTCCAGGATGCGGCGGTAGCCGTCGGTGATGGCGTGGTGGGCCTCGTCGATGATGATGGTGCCGAAGTAGTCCCGGGGAAAGCGTTCCAGCCGAGCGGAGCGCTGCAGGGTCTGCACGCTGCCCACCACCACCCGGAACCAGCTGTTCAGGCAGGTGGACTCTGCCTTTTCCACGGCGCTGACAAGGCCGGTGGAACGCTGGAGCTTGTCAGCTGCCTGTTCCAGTAGCTCGCCCCGGTGGGCCAGGATGAGCACCCGGTCCCCGGCACGCACCTGATCGGCGGCAACGGAGGCGAACACGATGGTCTTGCCGGTGCCTGTGGGCAGCACCAGCAGCGTGCGCAGACGGCCCTGCTCCCACTGGGCGTGGATGCTGTCCCGGGCTGCCTGCTGATAGGGGCGCAGGGATTGGATGTTCGCCATCAGAATGCCCCCTGTGTCCAGCCCTGAGCGGGTGCGGCCTTAGGCTCCGGCGGCGGCAGGAAGCGGGTGACCTCGTTGCTCTGGCCGGTCTTCCCAGCGTTGGGGCCGCTCTGCTTGGTGTACTCCCGGATGCCCAGACGGCACCAGCCCCGGGCACCCACCACCTCGTTCCAGCGGGGGCGGAAGGTCTCGCCCCGCTTGCACTGGCCGATGCTCTCAAAGAAAGCACCCAGCAGGCCCTGGGTCTTGGTGTGCAGATACAGGCGGTCGGTGACGGTGGCATCGCCCTTGGCCCCGCCGAAGATCTTCAGGGTCAGCTTTGCCATGGAGCAGGGCGGGAGCTTGGCACTGCCCTCAAAGCGGGCACGCTCCATGCCGGTGACCTCAAAGGCATAATCGCCCTCGGGCAGGAGCACGAACTCCTGCTGTTCGTTGGTGAATTCGTCGTCCCAGTTCAGGGCACGGTCGGTGTTCATCTCATTCATAAGTAAAAACTCCTTTCAAAATCATCAAAACGGCAGGTCACGGCTGTCCAGCACCATCTGCAGCACCTGGGGCCATGCGGCCACCAGACAGCCCTCTACGAAATCTGCCGGGTAATCCCGGATGGGCATATCCTCGGGGAAATAGCCCCGCTTGCCCACCACAGCCTGCAGCTCCTCCGGCGTGACGTTGTTGGCACTCATCAGGGGAGCCAGCTTTTCCGGCACGCCCAGCGCGATCAGGTCCGGTGTGAGCAGAGCTTCGGGCACTTCCTCGCGGGGAGTCTGGGGCTGCGGAGCCGGAGTGGGCAGGATGTCGGCTTCCGGCTGGGGGCTCGGTTCCGGCTTCGGCTTCGGTGCAGGTGCAGGTGTGGTGCCGGGGATGTGGGCGGCGATGCCGGCGTAGTCAAAGGGAATCTCGTCGGGCAGGCCGAAGCGATTCTTGGCATCCCAGCAGGGGTGATGCGCTGTGTACATCACCCGGCGGCCGCCGGTGACCTTGTTTTTTGCGTTGGGGGCGCTGCTGCTCTTTTCCACCACGGTCTTGTAGTTGACGAACAGCAGCATGTCGCACCACTCCCGGATCAGCGGCTCCACCTGCTTGGTGGTCTTCATGGTCCAGCGGTCATAACTGCCCGCCGCATCCGGCTGCTCGAACTTGGTGATGGCCGCGTGGGCAAGGATCAGAACGTTGTGTCCGGTGTTCAGCACCTCTTCCAGCGCGTCCAGCAGCTTGCCGAACTCCTCTTTCAGGTAGGTGTAGCCCTTGCCGTAGCCAAAGCCCTCCAGCCCGTCTACCTTGGCCTTGGCGCAGACGGCATCAATGGCCAGCCGTTCGGCCCAGTCGGCGGTGTCGATGACCAGCGTGCCGCAGGGGATATTTCCCCTGCGTACCTCGGCTACTTCGTCCAGCAGCATGGCCCAGCTGGTGGGCTGGGGCAGACGCTTGATGTTCAGCCGCTTGGTGCCGCCCTCAGTGTCGATGAACACCGGGTCGGGGAAGTGGGAGGCAAAGGTGCTCTTGCCGATGCCCTCGGGGCCATACAGCACGGTCTTGACCGGGGAATCCTGCACCCCGGCGGTGATGGCATACTTGCTCATTTAGAATGCTCCTTTCGTCCAGCTTCTGGGCTGGGGCTTTTCGGTGACAGGCGGCTCGGCATCCTTTACCATGCCGTCCTCAATGATGATCTGGCACTCGCTGCCGGTGGAGACCCGGGTGGCGATGGCCTGCAGGTGCTCTGCTTCCAGCCAGCGGCCAAACTCGGTCAGGGTGGTCATGTCCATCTGCTCCAGCTTGTCCAGCAGCACAAAACCACAGTCCGGGTTCAGGCGGCGGACGATGGCGGCGGCTACCCGCAGCTGATCGCTGCCGGACATATCCCGCCAGTGCTTTCCTTTATAAGTAAGGGCACCGTCCTCCACGCTCAGCTCCGGCAGGGGCAGGTCAGCACCGTTCAGCAGGGCCATGCGGTCGGCCCGCTTCTGGGTGATGGCTTCGGTGAGCTTGTCGTAGTCGCTGGCATACTGGGCGGCCTCGTCCTCGGCCCGGGCCTTTTCCAGATTGGCCCGCACCTTCTGGTTGGTCTCCTCGATGCTCCGGATGGAGGCTTCCAGTTCGGCGGTGGATTCGTCCTGCAGGTTCTCGGCAGATTTCCGGGCCGTGCAAAGCGATTCGTTTACTTCGGTCTGCTCCTTCACCAGCTGTGCAAGGGTCTGTTCCAGCTGAACGCGGCGGTCGGCCAGCGTGCGGGCCTTGCCTTCGAGAAGGTCGATGTTCTGCCGCTTGCGCTGGTTCTCGCCGTTGCGGGCCAGGATCTCCTGCTGCTGGCGGATGAGGTCGGAGGCGCTGACCGGTTCTTCCGGGGCATCGGGGTAGGAAATCAGCTCCTCGGCAAAGTGCTTTTTCTGCTGGGCCAGCTGGCCGGTGAAGGTGCGCTTGTCGTACAGGGACTTGATCTCCAGATCCCGGACGTGCAGCTCGCTGCCGATGCCGATGATGCGGAGCAGGATGTCCGCTTTCTCCTTGTCGGATGCCTCCATAAAGCGGGGCAGGTCAAGGGCCAGCGGCTCGATAAAGGCGTTGAGCAGCTGCTGGCCGCTGCGCCGCCCGGTGGGGTCGGTAACGGTCAGGGTGCTGTTTTTGCCCTTGCGCTCCACCACCACGCCGTTGGAAAGGGTGACCTTGAGATGGGCGGGAGCCACGGCCCCGTCCCGCTGTGCGGCATTGGGGCGGAAGCGGTCGCCGCCCAGCGCCCAGGCAAGGGCATCCAGCACGCTGGTCTTGCCCTGATTGTTGTTGCCGCCCACGAGGGTGAGCCCGGTGGGGGCAGGAGTGAGCGCAACGGCCTTGATGCGCTTGACGTTTTCGGCCTCAAGGGCCGTGATGGTTACAGACATCTGGATACCTCCCCTTGGATCTGTCCGAGTGTGTGAATGAGCATATTGGTCAGCTGCTCCCGCTGTTCGGGCGGAAGCCTGCGGAGGGACGGAACCACCATTTTGCCGATGTTCTGGAAAGAGCGGTCGGCCAGCAGCACGTTGTCATAGGAGCTGTGGGCATCCTGTTCGCTGCCGGAAGAGGCCTGTTCCAGTTGTGCCCGCAGGTCGGCGGTCATCTCGGCGGCCATTTCCCTGGCCTGACGCTCCACCTCTTCCTTGTCCACCACCGCGGTGATGGGCTGCTTCTTGAGCGCGTCGTTCTCGGCCTTGAGCTTGTCGCCCCGGAGCTTGGCCGCTTCGGCCATCTGCCGGGAACCCTCCAGCTGCTTCTCGGCCTCCTGCGCCCGGGTTTCGGCCTTGCTCTGCATCTTCCAGGCTTCTTCTTCCCGGGCCTCGGCCTTGTCTGCACGGTCTTTTTCCTGCGAGGCCTTCAGACCCAGCCGGTTGCAGTCTTTGGCGGTGCTCAGCTGGTCGGCGCGGGCCTTGTCCCGCTCGGTGCGGAGCTGCTGGTTTTCCTTGAGCAGATCCTGATAGGCTTTGTTTGTGGTGACCTCACCGTTCTTGACCTTCTCCACTAGCTCCTGCGGGGCACTGGGCTTTGCCACGGCGTACAGCAGGGTGGGCGGCAGGGCTTCCAGAATAGCCTGCTGGCGGGGGCTGCTGCCGTCCATCAGGGCAGAGACTTGCAGCAGGTTGTAGGCGGTTGACTTTGTGATGCCGATAGAGCAGCACCATGCCCGAAAAGAATCATCCCCGCGATTGCCATGCTTTGAGTTGTCCAACAATTGGACAACTCCGCACAGCGCATCATGGGCGGCGGCAATGGCATTGCCCATGTGGACAAGGCCGCGCTCGGCCATCTGTTTGCCGTGGCGGTATTCGTCCTCGGCAAAGTGCAGGTCCTCCACGGTCTGGTCAGTCAGGCCGGAATAGTCGAACGTCGGGCGCATCTCATCCGGCACGGTGGTCAGGGGCTTGTCCTGCATGGCACCAGCTGTTGATACAGAAGAACCGCCCGCCGATGCGGCAGGGGCCGATTCGCAGTTCTGCAGGGATGTCGCGGGGGTCGATGCGCTTACATCCGCCCCGCTCTCCGAGATGGTCGGCGTTGCCGCTGTGGCAGTCGGGACAGCATTCTCTGCCGTAGTCACAGCAGCATCCGCATTCTGGGCAGGTGCACATGAGAGAATCTCCTTTGCTTTTTTGATGTCGGCAAGAATCTTTTCCATTTCCTGCTGCGGTGTCATGTCCTTGCGGCTTCCATCTGGATTGAAAAACTGACCAAACAGCTCTCTTTTTGCGGCAACACCTTTCAGATTCTGAGTGCATGTGATTGTCAGGCAATAGCGCCCGTCAGATCCATAGTCCGATGCACGAATATCTTTGGAAAATGAGCCGAAAATCTCTCTGTCTGGATAAGTGTCTTTGATCCATGCGGAGACCTGAGACAGAAAGTCGAAGTCCAGACTATGCACTCGACAGGTGCATTTATCCTTGACAGAGCCAGCGAACTCTGACGCATAAGTGAGGGTCTTGCTCATCCGGCACTCGTAGCCCCGAGTCTCCCGGCTGACAGTTCTAGCACTTTCATCCCATTGAAAGTCTCCGTATGGCATGGCATAGGGGCATCCCCAGCACTCATGGCCGGGTGCGTAACCAGATAGGCGTTTTCCAGTGGTACTGGCATCGGTGGATTTCTTCACTCGCCGTCCGCATTTGCAGATATAGGTGGTCACACTTTCACCTCCGTGCCCTTCAGGCGGTCCAGCATCTCGGTCTGCACATCCTTGTTCATGGGCTGGATGTTGTTGCCCTTCCAGCCGTAGCAGAGGATGGGCCCGTAAAGCTGGCGGCCCCGGTATGTCCGGTTGAGCAGGCTGGCGGGCTGGATGGGGCCATCGTACCGGCCCACGAACAGCACCGCCGGGGTGCGGGGCAGCACGATCATCTCGCAGGGAGTGCCCAGCCGGTTCTCAATGGCCCACAGGCTGTCGGGCAGGGATGCGATCACCGGAGCCTTGCCCGGTTCGGCTAAAATACCTTTCATTTGTAAAATCCTTTCTGATGTGATATCATCAAGGGTGATGGGGCTTGTGAATTCCATCACCCTTTGGGCTCGTCCGTGTTACCAGCACGGGCGGGCTCTTTGTTTGGAATCTTCCAGCAAACAGGGGAATGTTGTGACAGACGACAGTAAACGTCCTCTATGAATGGGCAGATGGTGCAATCCCATTCTCCGCAGAAGTCCCGAAGAATACGGGCAGCTTCCAGCGCTCGCTCTTCGATCTCACTCATGCTCCACGCTCCTGATTCTCCGGGTACTCCGGGTTACGGGCATGGGTACGTCTGATCCTGCCACAATGCCGGCGGTTTTCCTCGGCTTCAGCCGCAAAGCCCAGCCGCAGGAACGCTACCGCTGCCAGAACCAGGCACAGGGCTGTGACGAACTGGCTGTCAGAGATGGAGCTGCCCAGCTGTGCACCGCCCTCGATGCCCATGCCGTACAGCAGACTTACGGCACCGCTGGCAGCAGCCAGCCAGTACCAGACGCGGGATTTAATCTTCATTGGGAGATTCCTCCATTCTGTCCATGAGGTCTGCGGCAGTAGTCACTATGCTGAGCAATGCTGCCGGATTTCTTTGATCTATGCAAATCCCGGCAATCAGAGCGGCGCAAAGGGCTTTCTGTTCCGTCTCTGTACCGCAGGCATAAATCTTGGGGTTCCCATCCTTCCCCAGCTGGATTTTTAACTGAGCGTTCGGGCTGATATTCATGCTCCTGCCTCCTGAAGACAATTGACTGCGGGTCTGCAGTCGTCCAATGCCCATCCGATGACCGGGTGCCATTCGCCATCAGCAAAAATCTGCAGCCCGGTGTGGCTTTCATCCTTGATTTGTCCGCCCAGTTGGTAGCAGCCAGATGCCTGACTACCGCCCCAACGGAACCACTTGTTCCAAAACAGCGGTGCGATGTACGCGCATCCAGTGGGCGCTGCGGCCCGCTCAGATGCGAGGGTATAAGGTTTCATGCGGTCTTTTCCTCCTTTGCGATTGCCGGGAAGAAATACGCCCCGATCTGTTCCTGCGGAATGTGCAGCACCTTGCAGAGCTTAACGATCTCGCAGGCTTTCCAGCGGCCCTTATCCTCCGGGGCGTTGAGGCGGCCCTTGAGGGTGTCCAGCGGGATGCCGGACAGCTCGCTGAGCTCTTTTTGCAGCAGCCCTTCGTCCTCGTACAGGCGGCGGAGCTTCAGAAACGGTTTCTTTGCCATAGGTCAATCCTCCTTCTTTGCGGGTGCCAGTTCGTCCAGCAGGCTGTTCATCAGGGCGGCGTAGAACGGGTAGCCCTTGGCAACGATGGTCAGGCTGTCAATGGCGTTGGTAAGGTAGCTCTGGGAGCCGCGCACCACGTTCTCCATGGTGCGCACTGTGTCGCAATTCTGGCCGTAAATGGCCTTGAACTCGCCGCACAGGGCCTTGACCTGCATATACTTGGCCTTGCTGTCCTCGCGGTTCTTGCGGCACTCGTCCAGAAAAGCGGTGTTCTCGTCCAGCTTCTTCCGGGCTTCGATCACCCGGTCGATGGCGCTCTGGATGTTGGCATCCTGCACGGCCCGCTGGCTCTTATGCTGTGCGGACAGCTGCTTTTCCATCTGGTTGAAGGCTTCGATGTACTTCAGCTTCCACTGTACGGCCTCCTTGCCAGTAAAGCCCATCGCCAGCATGCTGAACCCGTCCCGGTTCATCAGGTACATGGGGTACTTCTGGTGGTTCTGCGGGTGGGAGTATTCGGTCTTGAAGAACATAGGGGTGTCCCCATTTTTGGGGAAGCCCTTGATAAGTTCCTCAATATCGCGGATAACGTGGTCATGGCGTTTGCCGAAGCGCTTGGCGACATCCCGGCTGGATGCCACCGGCTCGCCGTTCTGGGTGGATAAGATAATGTCTGTCATGGTGAAGATGTACCTCCTTGTTGGTGGCTCCCTTCTGCGGTATACTGGAGCAAGGAAGGGAGTGTAAAGATGCTTGATGCAAAAACGTTGAAGGTGCTTGAATTTCTGAATGAGCACCCGGATGAACAATTCTCCATTTATCAGATGTGCCAGCGAGGTATGACAGTGAACTTTGAAACAATGGACTGGCTGCACAATCGTGAAATGGTTTTTCGGTATGAAGATGAGGATGCGTTCCGATACGAGTATGAAGAGCCGGAGTACACCTATCAGATCAATGCTGGTGGCCGTGTTGCTCTGGAAGAACAAAAGCATTTCACAAAAACTGAAAGGCGTGCCAACATTGCTCTTGGTTTGTCGGTTTTGAGCCTGCTTGTTGCCATTGCTACAGCCTTAAAAGGTTGATGACGTTGATGAGCAGCGCAATGATGGACAGAGCGAAAGCAATACCGTATTTCAGGTCAAGGCGTGCATAGTATCGCTCGGTTTCTTCCAGCATCTTCTTGTCGAGCTGTTCCTGTTCTTCCGGTGTGCGGGGATAGTGATTCATCTTTTTCACCTTCTTGATGGTTGTCGGGATGTCGTTCATGTGGTTCACCTCCTTCACTCAAATACTCTACTTTAAGTAGACAAACTGACGAAAAAAATTTGGTCGATAGGAATGCCTACGACCTCACTGATTCTTTTCGCGGTTGCAATGGTGGCATCTTCAGGCGACGCTTCGATTTTTCGATATGTATCGCGCGAAACGCCGAGTTTTTCCGCCATTTCCCGCTGGGTGAATCCAGCGTACTGGCGAGCCTGTTTCACAGTGAATCCCAACATTTTAGCCTCCTTTCGTTTGGGCTTGGGAATACTATACTCCACTTTTGGTAGAATGTCAAGAACTTTAAGTAGAAAAATCTCAAAACAATGTTGACAACGCTCTACTTTTGGTGTAATCTCTACATATAAGGAGTGATTCAATTGAGCATCGCTGAAAATATAAAGAGAATCCGCTTGGAGCATGGTCTTTCTCAATCTGAGTTGGGCAAAATTGCCGGGGTTAGTGATAAGGCAGTGTCCACTTGGGAGCTTGGGCTAAAGACTCCCCGCATGGGTGCAGTCGAAAAGATGGCAAACTACTTTGGTATCACCAAAAGTGCTATTGTGGACGATGCTCCCATGACTTCGCTCCAAAAGCCTGTTGTCCCGCCGGGGTTCATGCCGATGCCCGAAATGGTACAGGTCCCCCTGATCGGCTCTATCGCGTGCGGCACACCCATCACCGCAGAGCAGAATATCAAAAGCTATGTCGGTGTTCCGGCTGCATGGAGGGCTGATTTTGCGTTGGAATGCCACGGGGACAGCATGGCCCCTACCATTTGTGACGGTGATGTGGTTTGCATTCGTAGTCAGCCGGAAGTAGAGCAAGGACAGATTGCGGCGGTGCGCATTGGTGAGGAGGCTACCCTGAAGCACTGCTATTATCAGAATGGCGTGGTACAGCTGATTGCAGACAACCCCTCTGTATGCCCTCCCATGGTTTATACCGGTTCCGATTTGGACGAAATTGAAGTGGAAGGTTTGGCTGTTGGTTTCTGTCGTGGGCTGGTGTAGGCAAGTTGAATTTAGACTAGGCTGATAGGATTAAAGGAGGTACAATATGGCTGTTTGCGCGATTTGTGGAGAAAAGCTCGGGATTTTTGACCGGGAACTTTGCACGGATGGCTTCATCTGTAAAAAGTGCCGCTCATTCTTTTCGGATTTTAAAGTTGACTATAAGACGGCTTCTATAAAGAGCATGAAGGAACAGCGAGCCTTTTTCAAAGAACGTCAGGAGCGCGCAAAGGGCTTTGAAGACTTGCAGGATCCTGGCACAATGGTTGCTTATGTAAATCGGGAACAACGACTTATGACAGTGAGCGGCATTCCGGGATGGTTCACTTTCGATGAACTGGCCGATTATACCGTGGAGGTTGACACGAAAACCGTCACGGAAACAAAGGGTGGGCTCACAAGAGCCGTCGTTGGCGGTATTGTTGCCGGATCTGCTGGTGCAATTATTGGAGGCAGCACTGCAAAGACTGTTTCCCATACAGTAGAGTCTGACCCCAAAATGTCTTTTACCGTCGATTATCCCGCCCCCATAGGGCGGATGACGTCGCCTGTTTTTACGTATTCCCGTAAAGTGCTAGAGCTCTGCGAGGAAATTTTTGCAGACCGCGCTGTATCGAAAGACGAAAAGGGGGCTTCCAGTGCCGCAGACGAGCTGTTAAAGTTCAAAAAGTTGTTGGATATGGGCGCAATCACGGAAGACGAATACAAAGCCCAAAAGGCACGGCTGCTCAATCTGTAAACTGAAAAGCTAACGGTTTTGCCGTTTGCAAATAGTGCTATTGGGCCATGAGTTGCCGAGGAATCCTCGGTAGTTGAACAAAAGAAAAACGCCCCGGTGTTGGCGCACCGAAGGCGTTAAAAGAAGCGGCTCACCCAGAAGAGGGCATCGCACACTCGACACTGCGATTATACCTCTTTTGGGCGGGCTTGTCAAAGTGTACCCATGGAGGTGTATTTTTTATGGGACGAAGAACCAATACCGCCCAGTGGCTGCCGAACCAGAAACGCTGGCAGATCAAGGTGCAGAAGGACGGCCAGCGCAGGACGTTCACCAGCGCAAAGCCCGGCCGCACCGGTCAGCGGGAAGCCAACCGGAAGGCAGACGCATGGCTGGATGACGGAATCTGCAATACCACAAAGCGCTGCTCTGAGGTGTGGGCTGAGTATCTGATCTCTGTCAAGGCTACGGCAGGCACCAGCTACATTGAACAGGTAGAAAAGAATGGGCGAAATTACATCCTGCCAGTGATCGGTACCCGGCAGATTGGCGACCTGAGCACAGGAATGCTGCAGGACGTACTGAACCGAGCGTATAAAGAGGGCTGTTTGAATCCGAGCAGCAAGCGCCAGAGCCGGGGCAATCTTTCCCGTAAGACGCTGCAGGGCATCCGGGGCGTGGAGGTATCCTTTATCAAGTGGGCACGCCAGCATAAGTACACGACCCTGCGGCCAGAGGATGAAAACCTGACCGTTCCGAAGGGCGCTCGCCAGAAGGGGCGGAAGATCCTGCAGCCGGACAGCCTGCGTGTGCTGCTCTCCACCGATACCCGTGTGGTGCGCGGAAAAGTGGAGCCGGATGAGAACGTGCACGCCTACCGTCTGGCTGTGATGACTGGCCTGCGCCCCGGAGAACTGCTGGGCCTGCGTGTAGGTGATCTGGACGGAGACCGGCTCCACATTGGCCGGGCCATCAACCGCCAGAACGAGGAGACCAGCGGCAAAAATGAGAATGCCATCCGGACGGTAGTACTGCACCCTCTGGCCGTGAACGAGATCTACGCCCAGCTCCGGCAGCGCACGATGGAAGAGGAGCGACCGCTGACGAATGACAATCCGCTGTTTCTGCTGTCCAACCAGCAGAGCCTGTATAACTACTGGAAGTTCTATCAGCGCTGCAACGGCATTGACCCACCCATCAGCCTGTACGAACTGCGGCACACCTTTGTCAGCATGGTTGCGGATGCGGTATCACCCGCTCAGCTGCGCCGCATGGTCGGCCACAGCCGCAGTATGGATACCTTCGGCTGGTACGCACATGATGTCACGGGCCGTGATGTTGCCACTGCGCAGACCATCTCCGGAGTGCTGGCCGAGTACGCCCCGGACACCGAGGAATAACCCACTTTGCAACCCACTTTTAACGTTGCGTCCGGGCCGAAAAGGTTTCGTATTCCATTTTGGGTGTCCGAAAATCTGCATAATTCCTAACTTTTTGAAATCCAAAGGCTTGGGTGGAACAAAGCCGTGGTTGTTCGAATCCACCCGCGCCCACCAAGAACTCCAGTATCCGAACCGGGTACTGGAGTTTCTGTTTTGTAATAACCTTCCCAGAGGCTAGGCGGGTGGATTCGAACCAGCGGCCTGTGGTTTTTGGAGACAACTGCTCTGCCAACTGAGCGAATACGGCATGAAAAAAAGCGCCCCTGCGCGGCTGGGCAAAGACGCTGGCGATATTGGGGTGTTACTGCCCCATTTTTTTGTAGACAGGGCATTCGTTGCAAATCTTATGAGCTTCATCCCACCCGCAGGGTGGGGTCTTTTCAGACGGCAGCATCAAGCTGTCATTTCCGATGTTAGAAATATCCCAGCAAAGGCCGTCCGCAATCTTATGGCGGAAGATCGGGCAGAAAACCTGTGGGTCAGGAATCGAAGTTGTATTAAAAACCATGCTGTTTCATCACCTCGACGATTTGTTTCCCAGCATCGTCCAGCCAACCTACCGTACCGATAGAGTCATCCTGCCGGATGACGATGACCTTTTTTTTCGGAATAATAAACGTGCTGTGTGCCGTTGCGCTGGCTGATTGCAAGGATGGCAT